TTCAAATGAATGATTGTTTAATCTGGTATCAAACCAGATACCGCCTACACGATTATTCAATATGAAATTTTCAATGTGCTTATTTCTTTGTTATATTAACTATATCATAGTATAGTTTAAATGTCAACTACTTTTTGAAATATTTTCAAAAACTTTTCAGAACCGAAAAGCACGTAGTTATTTATTTGATATAGCTATACTATCATATAGTTATATCAAAGTCAAGTATTGTTTTTAATTTTTTCGATATTATTTTTTCAATGTCGAACTACTTCTTATAGTATTAAATATCACTGCATGTAGTTATCAATACTACATGTATAAGTTTTAAAAACTATCACAACTCACAGCCAATGAGAAAACATATGTTCGATTGCCAGTAATCGGATCAAATAACAGAACATATGTTCGACTACGGTGAAATGGGAAAAAACCGTGTAAAATAACAGTAATTATTACTATTATTGTTTATGGGGGCTGGTTAAAACTTTAAAGTGCTAAATTGTTTTCCCCAGAGCCGGTAGCTGTTTCATCTACACACTAAGTTCAAAATCAGACCTTTAAGTCAAAAATTGAACATATCTTATCATCCATCTCACCATTTACAACTCATCCAAGTGTATCTTCAACTTCACATTCCACTCTCTCACACCCTTCCAAATCCCAACACTCCATTTCCCCCACAACTACGCCCAAAATCGCACCTCACCACCTCAAAAACTGTTATCGGCCCCCTTATCGTAAAAATCCCGCAATCTCAATAAAAATCGCACCAAAATTTCAAAAAATGCAACATCCCAAAAATTAAAATTCTAATCTTAAAACGTGTTTCTTCATTATATTAAAGGGAATTTACGATTCCATGTTTTCAACTCATAACACATCAAAACATACCCTTCATCCATTCCGATCCATCCCAACACAATTACACAACAAAAAATCCCCAAGTAACAGTACATTACATACCATTACTCAGGGATCGCTCCAATATATCCGATTATTAACTTGTCGTATCTACCATTATATCTATACTACAAATCCACTCTACCATTAACCAATCTTACACCTTGTAGTACCCATTTCTGCCAGCTGATCCGCAGTATACATATCATATAACCGATCAATATTTATATTATACATTGTATTCGAGAACTTCGTAGATCTCTGCTTATCAATAGCCTTGCATAGCGCAACACTAAATTCTGTAGATAGCTGTACTACTTTTACATTTTCTACTCTTCCAGTTCTAATATTAACTAACATCAAAGTAAGATTAATACCCTTACCATCTTCAATGACCGGCATCCGTGTCAAATTCCTACTTAAATGAACACTGTATGGTGCTTCCCACCATTCTAAATTGCCCAATTTAATAGTCATCATAATGACATCTTTTATAGCAGCAAATCGAATCTCAACTGGTTTAGACCTATCAAACTGTGCAATTTCATCTTTTTCAGGATCATACATAAACATGGTCAAAGTAGCTCCTGTATCACTCATATCAAATAATGTGCCTTCTGACATCCCTATATAAGATGGAAAGACCTTACCTTTGAGAGCATTAATCAACGCATTTGTATATATTGATCCGCCACTACTCTTACTTGGTCTATTATATTCATAATAATCCTCTTCAACCTGCAATCCAACAAACTTATCATACTTTCCTTCACAAATAACGTGATTTTTATATATTCTATATCCTTTTTCCAACACATACTTTACAGGAAACGGACACTCAAACATATCCAGTTCACCGTTTTCTTCTGCTTTCTCTAATAAACACTCAGGCACAGCCATAATTACATTGCCACAATCAGGAATATAATAATTGAACTCTCTCAGCTCTTCAGGCAAACCTTTATATAAATCTTTTTCGACACCGCGCAAATCCTTTAACGATCTTCTCATGCTCTCCTCCTAAAATTATATGACTTATACATGATTATAACATACAACATTCAATATACAAAGAAAGATTTTATTACAAATTAAACTGTAAACAAATCCTAACTCATTAGGAGAATATTCTTATGTAACCACTAACAAAGTAAAAATACATAAGGAGACAACCAAATGAGTACATTAAAATTAGTAACCACAGAAACCTTTAACAATTTATCTTGTAGCTTTTACCGTAACATGAATGATGACATCCTTCTTACAAGAGAACAGATTGGTCAGGCGTTAGAATATGCTGATCCATCAATGTGTATTAGAAGAATTCATCTTAAGCATAAGGATAGATTAGATCCATTATGTATAAGAATGAAATTAGGTCAGTACCAAATTGGTACTAACCTGACTAAGAGCGAAGAACAAGAGCGTGTTTATTATACAGAACGTGGTGTTATGGAAATCTGCCGTTGGTCCAGACAGCCAAAAGCAAACCTTTTCATGGATTGGGTATGGGATATTGTAGAAAAATACCGACACAATGATCTGGTTTCAATGAATGATTTTACACAGGTTGCAAACGCTGTATCTTCATTAACTACAACAGTATCAGACCTGGCAAAAGCAATGACAGACATCACTACTACTATTACTGCTATGCAAAATGAAATCAATAATCTTAAAACTACACAGAAAGTCATCTCTCAGCGTAAATATTCCTATTGGTCCACAAAGATGTTCCCAAAGTATCAGCTCTTAGCAGAATATTTTGATATTTCTTATACGGAATTATATAAGAACTTATACAGAGAAATGCAGAATCTTTATCCTGATATAGACTTAAATCAGCTAAAAGAAGATTATTGTTACGAAAATAAGCTGGAAACATGTTATACTTTAGATGCCATTGAACATTCACCGCACATTAGAGTATTATTTGAAAATGTAGTAGATACACTTTTACGACAGTATGATCTTATGCAGCTGGAAACAACCCAAACTAAATATACAACCATTTTTGATAAGGCATCCTGATTAGGGTGTCTTATTTTTGTACCTAAATCATATCTCTAAAATATCATTTGCTTAAATTTATGCTCAGAAAAATTCTAGCCATTTTACTCTCTTATACTACCAATTTACCACTCACGTACTTAGAAACGAAAATAGGTATCAAAAACTCACACAGAGTTACCAAATCCCATGTAAAGAATTTCGTAGAACATCTCATTCTGATCATTAACTACTCCCCTATCTAAAAACTGACAAGAAATAGTCCCTATGATTAGGGACGGTCTTTCTGAGCCTGCGAAGAAAGAATTTCCAAGGGTAGACAAAACATTGTACCCAAAACATGTACCTAAATAGCCATCCAGGATATTCATTAGCCTAAATCTTATCTCACAGAAAAATAAGACAGTTGAATCTCGCACCATAGCAACTTATCACCTGGGCCATCCAAATGGATTTTAACCCTTAAAAAGTGATCGTAGATCTAGTAATAGCATATGAAGAAAGTTAATTACTCTTCTGATCAGAAACAGGACAAAAAGAAATCCAAAGAAAAAATTTTAAAATGGAGAACAATAATATAGCAATAAAATAAAACAGAAAATGAGGTAATTCAAAATGACATCAAAAGAAACAAAGATTTATACAGTAAAAGAATTTAAAGAGTTATATGCAATCATGTACGAATTTTACAAGACTTATAAATTTCCCAATTCTATAGAGGTATGTATGCAGAATTGGAAAGAAAACATTAAAAAAGGTAATGATTTAGCATCCATTGGTTATGCAGTATGCAAAGATTTATATAAGAAAGGATACAAATAAGATGACGTTATATCCGGTAGATTTATGGTCATATATTGACAAAATGGGTAAAGAAAATTATTTAGCTCAAAAAGAAGAACTTTACCAGCATCACAAAATAATTCGGATAAATGGTTAATAGGACAGATTGATTATTACCTACACTGCTGCCAGGAACCATTAGACTATGACTGGATCGGAGCTGAAGCATGTACCCAAATCTTAAAAGAAAGAGGATATGAATCTGTTTTAGGTGAAAATAGGTGGAAATGGATAAAAAAAGAGGAAAAAAATACATAAGAAATCAATTTAAAGAACATATTATTATTTTTCCACTCATTTTAGGTATATAAACTATGTACCCAAATAGAGAAAATAAACAAGAAGAAAGAAACCTGCAGATAGGTACACATATATGTACCCAAATATCAAAAGGAAGAAAACAAATGGAGAGAAAGAAAAAGAGAGAACAAAATATAGGGCGAAGCCCGTAATCGTACATGAACAATTTATTGTGAATGTACAATACTCTTCTCTTGATATATATGAGTCTATCTTGATATGGACTGCACAAAAGTGATAGCTGGTATGTACCCAAATGAAGGAATTTTTCACTTTTGGGTATATCCTACATGTACCTAAATGTATTTTTGCTTTAGTCTGATAAAGTGAATTTTAGGTATATATAAATGTGCCTAAATCGGTATTTCAGATTATGCAAAACTACTCTCTTATTTTAGGATTTGACAGATCAAGTTTTAGGCATAAAATGATGTACCTAAATGTCCAGATGGATTTTTAAAATTATGAGAATAAGATATTGAAAACAAAATATTTAATTGGAGGAATTAAAATGCAACAGATTAACATTAAGGAACTGAATGTTTTTAATAGAAAGCCTCAAGAATCTATAGATGTTTCTAAAGAACGTCTTAATTGGATTTTATTAAAAAAGAAGCTTTCTAAAATGAATAATATTTGTTTATCTGATTTATCTCAAAAAATATTTAATAGTAGTTTACCATTATATAATGTCATAACTCAAGTACATAATTATAAAGATTATTTAATTTATGAAAAATCTAATTTACATGGCGGTTGTAATGATAAATTTACCACGAAACATGAACGAATATTTAAAGAAATGTATCCATACTTGGAGTGCCAAATATCATTTGGAACAGGTAAAGATGGATACAAAAAATATGGTGTAAAAAGATATATTGCCGATTTTGTAGATAGAAAATCGAGAACGATAATTGAAATAGACGGATCAAATCATACAAACAAACTACAGCAATTAAAAGATAAAATGCGAAGAATTTTCTTTTTGGAGAATAATTATATGACGATTAGATTTTCAAATGATGAAGTTATAAAACTGTATAAATTATATTGTAATAAAATTGCAAAGGAGATTGAAAATGAATATGAAAATAACAAACATACTCATTAATACATTAAAAGTGGTAGATAGCAGTAAAATAAGCTCATTTGTAGCATAGTGAGGTGATACGTCTTGCCTAATTATGTGAAGATCCCAAAAGAAATTATATATGATACTGCCCTATCGGATAAACGTGTGATTATCTTTTCATACTTATGTGCAAGGCGTTCTCTTGATGACACAGTGGCATTTTCTACTACAGAATTATGCCACTGGTCAAAACTTAAGCCAAACTACAGAGATGGAAAGATTAATCAAAAATATTATAATACATTACTACTTCTTGCCAATCAGGATTATTTTAAAGCATTTCCTGATTTTGAAAAATGTTTAAAAGAACATACCAATTCTGTGAAATACATGCAGGTAAAACTTAATATTGAAAAATTTGATATACCAGATCGTTTCGGAATTATTTACTTCGATGAGCTTGAAAAAATTTTAAATTTTAAAGAAGAACTAGAAGGAACTTCCGTGGATACGATTCGTATGTCTTCTGCATATATCTTATTACTTCTATCCTATTTACGTCTGAATATGAATAGGTCTTCAACATCCCCATTATGCTGCTACCGGCATTATAAAACCATCTCGGATGAAACAGGGCTTTCAGAACGTTACGTAGGTAGGATAGTAGAAATTTTAGATGCATTAGAAATTATAAAATCAAAAGCTATGAAGAGAATCAAAGACAACATCTCAACTCGTGAAAAATATATTACTACACCTAAAGTTTTTGCAGATTACAGACATTTCACGAAAGACAGTTATGGCAACCAGGTAATTGATCAAACCTATGATTGCAATAAGGAAATCAAAAAACAAATAGAACTTTTAGAGAATAACAATATATAAGAGTTTCACATAGGAAAGGTGAACATCGTGAATAAAAATATTTTAAAAATCAAAGGAGAAATTAACAATGAACACAACAGTAACCATCGAATCAAAGAACCATAAGTACCAGCACACATTTGGAGGTGTAATCGCGCGCAATGCATACGGTTATCCATATAGTATGACAGAAATTGATGAATGCCTTATGCGAGATATTGCTTTCAACAAATCATGTGAAGCCTGGTCCAAGCAGAGAGACAGTAGAAAAAATCATGATAACGAAAACTGATCAGAGATATTTTCAGAAAGCATATCAAACTGCTCTTCTATCCGATTATCAAAAAACTCATGTAGGCTGTGTAGCCGTCTATCAAGGATCCATTATTTCTATCGGTTGTAATACCATTAAAACTCACCCATTACAGAAAAAGTATAACAGATATAGACATATTGAATATGACAAAGGTTATAAAACATTGCCTCGACTTCACGCAGAAATAAATTGTCTGGCTGCAATCCGCGACATGGATATTAATTTCTCAAAAGTAAAACTGTACATATACCGTGCAGGATATGGGGGTACGTTTAAACTAGCACGACCTTGCCCATCTTGTATAGCTGCTATTAGAGATATGGGGATAAAACATGTTTACTATACTACAGATGATGGATACGCATATGAAAAAATTGAGTAGATTAAGGATAAAAAAGAGAAATATATAGGGAGAAATAATTGTAATTATAAGGAGGGTATATGGCTGGAATTAGCGTACCTCAATATGAGATATTTAAAATAGGAACAAATAAATTAAAATATTCCGATTGGAATTTAGAAATAACAAAAAAAGAGGCTTTTCAATTTCAGGAATTGATATCATTATTTGAAGCACAAGAATTCCGTATAATGGCAAATAAAATTCTTGAAAAACCTATTAATACAATAGATTTTACACAGATTTTTATACAAGTTGTAGTTGATAAAAAATCAGATTTTTCAAGAGCAACTGGTAAAAAAGGAATTACGGTTAATGGTATCAATTTTAGAAGATTCGTTGGAACAACAGGTGGTTTAAAGAATAATACTCTTCTATTCTGTAATTCAAAATATATTGATGAGTTAAATAGATTATGTGAGTGTAAGAGAAATCCAAATGTCAAATTAGTACCAGCAAAATATGAAGCATATAAAGCATTAACATGTTCTGCTTCTCAGCCAATCTGTAATCCTAATGGAATTTTAGTTGTTAAAGATTGTATTACGCAATATTTTGCAGATGTTATTTCCTTAGACGATGGAGTTGAATCTAATGAGCCAATTAGGCAGCTCGTCAAAAATAAAAGTCTTGAAAATAATGTATCTGACGGATTTAATCTATGTACTATTCAATATATGCAGCGTGTAGCAGAATCATTAAATCTTGATTATGTTCCTGGTGGAGTATGTCTGCGCAATGCATGGCTTAAAGGTATGTTATATCCATTTCCTATTATAGAATTTATAGAAAAATATAATAATGGGAATTATATGATTGAAGATATTTGGGGAAATTTACAGGATGTTCGAGAATGTGAAATGATTTTAACAGAGTCTTCTTTAAAATTATGGAGTGCTTATAAAAATATAGATGAATATGTCGAAGCATATAAAGAGTGCGGTTATGGATTTTCTGTTACAAAAATTTCACCTCATGAACTTGAAGAAGAAAGAGAATTAAATTACCAGTATCTGCAGTCTTATGAATTTACACAGGATGATATTACAGAATTATGTGATCCAACCATCCAGTATTTAAAAGATGCAATGTGCGGCGATTACTCTTCTACTATCAAATTCCTTGGCATTAATGAAAATGTAGATATCAATTCCTGGCAATCTGCTCTATATACCAGTGAATATATGTTAGGAGATCCATATGTAATTGATTCTATACATAGATACATAAAAAAGAAAATGAATGACGCAAAAATTGGAAAGTTATTTGTTAAAGGTAACTATCAGATTGCCAGTGGTGATCCGTTTGCATTAATGCAGTCAATTTGTGGTTTAGAAGTTACAGGTTTGTTAAAAGCAAACGAAGTATATTCTAAGTTTTGGATTGATAGAAACGAAGATGAAGTAGTTCTTTTTAGAAGTCCTATGACAAGTCATAACAATATTCGTATGTGCAAGATTAATCTTAGTGAAGACTGTCAATATTGGTATCAGTACATGGATACGATTATGATAATTAATGGGTGGGATTCATTCTGTATGGCAGAGAACGGTGAAGATTATGACTCGGATCTCAACTTTTCAACAAATAATGCCGTGCTAAAGCGTAGGTATAAATTGCTTCCTGCCATAGAATGTGTTCAAAGAAATGCTCAGAAGGTTGTCGTGACTGAAAAAGAAGTGAAAAAAACTAATAAAAATGGTATGGGTAATCAGGTCGGTACAATTACCAATTATGTCACATCTATGATGGAAGTACAAGCTCACTTTCCAAAGGGTTCTAAGGAGTATAATGAATTAGAATACAGAATTGAATGTGGGCAGCTATATCAGCAGGCAGAGCTAGACAAAATTAAAGGCATCGTTGCTACTCCTATGCCAAGTGAGTGGTATAACCTTGGAGCTTGTGGTGATGATAAGTATTTACAATCTTTATGTGCGTACAGAAAACCATACTTTATGATTTACGTATATGATGAAACAAAAAGGCAATATACGAATTATGTAAAAGAAAGTAATGCAAAATGCTATGCTTTATATAAATGTTCTATTCAGGATTTATATGATAATTATGAAAATCTTGATCAAGAAAAACTAGCCTTTCTGTTTTGGTATGAAAGAAAAATGCCGGTTGGTTTAGGGAATTGCTCTATGAATCAAATTTGTAATTATGTAGAAACTCAGTTAGATGGTTATAAATCACAATTACATAGAGATTCATCCTTCGACTATAATGTTCTCAAGGTAAAAAGACGTTGCACAGAAGAACATAGACAGGCATTAAAAGAACTTGAACAGTATTACCGAGAATGTGTTGCTACGTATAAGGCTAAAAAACAAAATAATGATGAATTTGATAAGTTTTATCAAAGAAAAAATATGATGATCTATTTTAGAGACAAGGCAATTGAACTTTGTCCTAACGATGATGAAAGATTAAATATTATCCTTGATATGACTTATGGATATAAAGGCAATCGGCAGTTCTGCTGGGATTGCATCGGAGAACTCATTATTAAGCGGTTAAAAGAATTGGAGGAAGAAATTGTATATACTAAATGAAAAAAAATATATTAGAAAGGTCTTGGTGTCTGGTAAAAAGCCAGACGACCTTTCACTTGGATATTTAATCACACTTATTGCAAAGTATTATTATGATAATGAAAAATCACTAGATGATTTAATTAATACTGTAAAGCAGAAACTATTGGATTTCAAATTACCAGGTTATCAGGAATATAGATATGCTAATAAAATCCAAAAGACATGCAGTGATGTTTATAATGATCCAGAAAAATCTAAATTAAAAGAATTAGAATGCATTCCTATCTATGAATCTGAAATTACTACTATCTCTTCTCTTCCGAATGATCGTCAAAAAAAATTCCTATTCACACTTTATGTTTTAGCAAGATATATGAATACTGATGGATGGATTAATAAAAAAGATTCCAAAAGTTTATCTGAAGTGTTTCGACTTGCCAATATTAGTTTAACCAACGATAAGAAGAATGAACTTTTATATGAGATGCGAAATAGTGGATATATTCGTTTCGGCAAAAAAGTTAATAATCTTAATATTCAGGTAGATTTATTATCTGAAGGAAATGTTGCTTATAAGCTTACAGATTTTACAAATATCGGAAATCAATACATAGGCAACTTTAAAAAAGGCTATAAACAATGCAAGAAATGCGGGAAAAAAATCAAAGATACTGCAAAAAACAAATTATACTGTTCTGACTGTGCAAAAGAAGTGGATAAAAATAAGGCAAAAGAACGAATGAAAACATTGAGAAACGCTAAAATGTTCGAAGCAGACAAAGCTGAAAACCCTTGATTTTACTACGTTTTTTGACCATTTTTTGAAAAAACATCATTTTCTTAAATGATAGAAAACAGAGAATAATATTATGGAAATATTTTTAAATTGACTACAAAAACGACTGTCATGGAAGCAACAAACCGGCAGTCTTTGTAAGAAAACTAGCTCTCTTTATCGAGGGCTAGTTATAAACAAAGTATATTATAAAATTCAAATACAATCAGGATCAAAAGGAGAAAATCATTATGAGAACAATTACAGTTACTGAAGGTTTAACCGAACTGAAATTATTAGATGCAAGAATTGATAAGGCAATCGTGAATGTAAATTTCTGTGGTGCAGCTAAAAAATCATCTGATAGAATTGGCGCCGTTTCCAAGGAAACATTTAAAGATAGATGCAAGGCAGATTTTCAGTCTGTAACTGATCTTATTAAAAATCATGCAGAGTTAAAATCTAAAATTGTACTATCCAATGCCATTACAAAGATTACTGTAAATGGTGTTGAGATGACTCGTGCAGAAGGTATTGAGCGTAAAAATTCCATTGAATACGAGCAGAATCTTTTACGTAAGATGAAACTTGATTATGCTGCCGCCACTACTTTAGTCGATAAAGAGAACAAGAAGGTAGACGAAAAAGTGGATAGTCTGCTTACTACCTTAGTTGGCAAAGACAGCGCAAAGAAACTCACTACTGAGGAACAGGATGCAGTAGTAAAACCATATCGTTTACAGAACGAATACGAGTTCGTAGACCCGATTGATCTTTATGATAAGATTCAGAAACTTGAAGCAGACATTGACGGCTTCTTAAGTAATATTGACTCTCAGCTTACCCTGAGCAATGCTACTACTTTTATTGAAGTTAGCTTCTAATTTATGATGCTTTTTTGTGTAGTCTTAGCGAAAATCTTGAACTTATATCCCGTTTTCTCCGTGCGGGTTATCACGGAGAGAAAAACATTCCTTAAAAGGTTAATAAATATTGGAATTTGAAGAAAATTGCGCTAATGCAAGTATATCAAATTATATACAAGATGATAAAAGTTCAAAGCTCAGAATTCAATGTTTAAAACTCATTTTTCAAACCTCTTATTTTCTAAAGTTCAATGTATAAATACCAAAATTCTTTCAAATCCAGGATAAAAGTTTATATGCGGGTTATGTAATTGCCGCTTAGATTTGTACTTGGCTGCTATGGCTACTAAAAATTTTAAAAGTATATGTGTTCATATGTTTTACCCTTTCTTCTATATTTTTTTCTTTTGCCGATAGGTGTACTGTGTCCTGCAGTATGCCTATTGGTGTCTGGCGAGATTAGCTTAATAGGTAGAGCGCCGTACTTTTAATGCGGAGATATGTCGGTTCGATTCCTTTATCTCGCCATCATAATTCTCAAAAATTTTCCATATGTGAAAGAGAATATGTTAATAGGTCAGGTGGATAGCCTGGTAATGAGTTTATAGGATGGTCTTGTACTCTCCTATCTCAACCTTCATTGGTGGAAGTAATGTACAGGGTATGCTCCTGTCGCACCAACAATGGAGAGCTTGTGGGATAATTACCCACCCTCTCCTTTTACTAATAACACGTTTGTTAATAAAAGGAGGAATCTAATGAATAATAATTTAATGATTTTTGAAGGACACGATGTAGAAGTATTTGAACTGAATGGACAGGTATTATTTAATCCGTATCACGTTGGTGAATGTTTAGAATTAGGCGAAAGTGCAATAAGAATGGCAATTGCCAAAATGAATGAGAAACAGGTTGTTAAAATTAAAAATTCGGATGTCAGTAAAGTTGACATCCGAAAATTGAACAATGCAGGAGAGAATTTTCTTACCGAAAGTGGTGTGTATAAGCTGGTATTCAAGAGCCATAAACCAAACGCAGAAGCATTCACGGACTGGATCGCAGATGAAGTTCTTCCAACACTTCGTAAAACAGGCGGATATGTAAATAATGATAACTTATTCATAAATACATATCTTCCATTTGCAGATGAAAATACTAAACTTCTATTTTCTACTACTCTTCAGACCATTCGAAATCAGAATGAACAGCTCAAATTAAAAGATCAAACAATTGATTCCCAGAAAAAAGAAATTACTCATAAACAAGATGTAATTAATGGTCTTACTGATAACGTTCCACTTTATAAGAAAAAGGATATTATCAATAGGATTTGTAGACGTAGAAGTGGAAATTACGCTAACAGATATAAGGAATTATATAAATGTTTCAGAGAAAATTTCCATATTGATTTAGAACAGAAAACTGAAAATTATAACTTAAAGCAGACTAAGAAGAAGGATCAGCTTACTGTTATAAAATATGCAGAGCAATTCGGATATATTGATAATTTATATACTTGTTGTACTAAATTATTCGAAGCAGAAATTGATGAAGTGTTAGATCAGATTAATGCCATTCATAGTTAAAATTATATACATGGTCAGCCAGTGGGCTGTTAAATGGAATTATATGTGTAAACATATCCAGCCATATATAAAAATATTGCGGGATGGACAAGAGGATAAGTCACTAGGCTCATAACCTAGAGAACGCTGGTTCAAATCCAGCTCCCGCTATTCTTACGGGTAAGACACCCCGTTGTATTGGTCCATAGCTCAGTCGGTAGAGCGCGCGGCTGTTAACCGTTGGGTCGTAGGTTCGAGTCCTACTGGATCAGCTACTCATCTCCCACTGTGGGAGAAATATATTAAGAAAGAAGTGTTTATTATAATTAAGATTACTCAGAGTGAAGCCCAGATGTTAAGAAATGCTGGACACGGAGACTGTGTAAAGATTTCTTCTGTTACGCATAAGTCCAGAGCAAAGAGATATTGGGCAGTCGAGGAAAGAGAAGTTCTGTGGCTGCTAAAGCAGAATGCTAAAAATTCTATCATTAAATAACGAAATATACAGGAAAGGTGGCGTTGGACCATCGCTATTTTTTATGATACTAATGCTCTTCTGCTGTTGCAGAATAAGCTATTAGAAAATACCGAAAAATTTTATATTAGTTCCACATCTCTGCATGAAATGGAACACATTAAAGTATCTAAAAATAAAGACGAAGAAGTAAAGTTTGCTGCAAGGAAAACCCTTCATATTCTTGATGAAAATCCAGAAAAGTTTAATGTTGTGGTTGTGACAAATGATATTTTAAATATTATTGAAGAAAAAGGTCTTGAAAACACACCAGATAATCAAATTTGTGCATGTGCTACAACTATTCCAGATGTATTATTCGTCACAAATGATATTGCATGTAAAACAATTGCTAAATGGGTATTTGGTCTTAATGTTGATAGTGTAAAAAACAATATTGATGACGAATATAAAGGATTTATCGAGAAAACATTGTCAGAGCCAGATATGGCATATTTCTACGAACATCTTACAGAAAATATCTATGATTTGCTTCCAAATCAATATCTCATTATAAAAGATGAAAACAATGAAGTTGTTGACAAAATGAAATGGGATGGAGAAATGTATCAGAATGTAAAGTTCACTAACATTAAAACTGATTTCTTCGGAACAATTAAACCCTATCAAGGAGACGTTTATCAGCAGCTTGTTTTAAATAGTTTACAGACCAATCAGGTAACAATGATTAAAGGACCTGCAGGTACAGGTAAAAGTTATCTTGGATTAGGTTTCTTATTCTATCAATTAGAAAAACATAAAATTGACAAAATTATTGTATTTTGTAATACCGTTGCTACAGCAAACAGCGCAAAGCTGGGTTATTACCCTGGTTCAAAAGACGAGAAGTTATGCGATTCTCAGATTGGAAATATGTTAAGCAGTAAACTAGGTGGAATGATTGAAGTTCAGCGGTTAATTTTTGATGGGAAGCTTTCTCTTCTACCTATGTCAGATATTCGTGGCTTTGACACTAGCGGTATGAATGCAGGTGTTTATATCACAGAAGCTCAGAATATGGATATCTCTTTAATGAAACTTGCTCTTCAAAGAATCGGTGAAGACTCTATCTGTATTATTGATGGTGATTACACTGCACAGGTTGATCTTGCTCAATATGCCGGTGGTAATAACGGTATGCGTAGAATGTCAGAAGTATTTAGAGGTCAGAACTTTTACGGAGAAGTTGAACTTCAAAATATTTACAGAAGTAAAATTGCTGCTATTGCAGATGAGATGTAAGGAGAAATCTTTGAATGTTTGTATGCAAAAGTAAACGACTTGCAAATTTTCTAATTGAAAATGGTTGCCCAGTAATCAGAATTGATACAGATCAAAAGTCGAAAGGATTTTTGGTCTTTTTATTTAAAAAAGATAATTTACTTTATAAAAACTTAGAGAAATGGGATATCGAAAAGAATACATATCTTATTTCCTAATCTTTGTTACGAAAGGAACGTTGCGAAATGGTTATTACAGAAAAATTATTAGTAGAATGGAATGGTTCACAAAAATCTTATTATGAAGAAAAAGGATATCGGTTTACAAAGTTTGGAGATAAATTTGAAGTAAGGTTCGAAGATATTCCCCATTCAAGTGATAAATTTATTGATGTACAATGTGACTATTGTGGAAAAATATTTTCTATGCAAGTAAAAAAATATTATAGAGGTACGACAATTGTTTCCAAGGTGGCATGTCGTGATTGTGCGCCTATAAAAGGTGTTGAAGTTAAAAAGATTAGATATGGCACTGCGTCTCCAAACATCCATGGTAAAGTAAAAGAAAAATGGGAAGCTAGAAATATCCCGAAAAAAGTTAAAACATTAAATAAAATGATTTCAACTTTTAAAGATAATGATTGTATTATGATGCCATCAATTTATGTAAACAATGAAACAAAAATGCCTTATATTTGTAATAAACATATAGATAAAGGTATTCAATGGAATAATTGGATACATCTTAAATCTGGACGAGGATGTTATTATTGTGGCAGAGAATCTATGGTTGAAAAACAAAAATATTCAATAGAAGAAGTACGTGCAACCATAGAAGCAAATGGGAAAAATAAATTATTATCGAATTATACATCTTATAATGATTATAACCTTTTAATTTCTTGTGAGGTATGTGGTCAGCCCTATACTACAAGTTATGGATTATTTTTAAAAGGTAAAACGAAATGCAATGAATGTACTTGTTCCATTGGAGAAAAAACAATCTTAGCTTATTTAAAAGAGCATAATTATGTTTATGAACATGACACTCATGAAATTTATACTGCCTATTGGGATAACCCATTGAGATTTGATTTTTACTTACCAGAACTAAATATGGCGATTGAATTTGATGGAGAACAACATTACATGCCTATCGATTTTAATGGAGATGGCATCGAAATTGCAAGCATTAATTTTACGGAAAATAAAGAACGTGATCAGGCAAAGAATCTTCATTGTATAGACTATAATATTCCATTAATGCGTATTCCATATTGGGAGCGAGACAATATAAATTCTATTTTAGATAATTATTTTTTTAATAACGATAAAACTTATATAATAAATCCAGAGAGTCTAAATAAAGACTCTCTTTTATTATGTTCTTAGTTATATAGGAAAACTGGTCGTGTCACCAGTAGCCATGCATTTGGCAAAGAGGACGTTCAAAAGCGCCCTCTTTTTATGCTCATTAAGAGTAAATATTACGAAAGTACGAGGTTAATATCTATGGCTATGGAATTAACTTTAGATGATATTTTGGCTGCAGTTACGCCAAAAGGATTACCGGATGTTATTTTATATCAGTATTACAAAAATTTAGCAAATAGAAAGATTGTTATCAATGAACAAATTGGTGACGGTTTAATTGAATCTGCTGTTCTTCCTTTTATGGAAATGAACAATGACGGATCAGGTAAGCCAATTGAAATTATTTTATCAACATTGGGCGGCGAAATATATAACGGTTTCAGTCTTGTTGATCAGATTGAGAAAGCAAAATCGCCAGTTATTATTCATGTTATGGCAATTGCTGCATCTATGGGATTGCTTATTGCTATGGCAGGTAAGAATAACCCCAATGTAAAAACAGTATGTCATCCATTTAGTGTCGGATTATTACATTCAGGTTCCCAGTATATGGAAGGATCTGCACATGCTGTAAAAGATACATTTGATTTTTCTCAGCATTACGAAGAGAAAATTAAAGAATACATCTTGTCTCATACAGCTATTACGGAAGATCTCTATGATAAGATTGAGCGTAAGGAATATTGGATGGATGCAACAGAAATGAAGCGTCTTAATATTGTAGACGAAATCATCTAAGAAGAGTATACCACTCTTCTATTTTTTTGAGTAAAAGGAGAAAAATCAAATGGCAAATCTAGTATATAAGCGCAGCACTACTACTTCTTTAAAGACTGCAGGCTTAATTGATGTTGAAAATATGACTATTACCGTGGACGGTGAAGATAAGAAGTTATCTCGTTTGTGGAAAGACTTTGAGGGCAGTGAAGTAGAAATCGTGATCAAAGTAAAGGTTGATGAGGATATTCCTGAGCCAACTGCTTCCGATGAAGAAGATGTATAAGAGAGTTGGTGAATGATTGTTTAATACAGATTTAAGCAGACATGAAGATGAAGACTTAATGGCATGGCAAATCCGTTGTTGCCTTGCCAAAAGAAGAAAAGAAACCGACATGGATTGGATTGAAATCCGAGATATGTTGGGCCTTGATATTACTCCTGATCAGCTACGAAAACAAGCCGTTGGTTATGAAGAGTATGACAATTATATTCATGGATTTTCTGGTGTAGCCACTACTATTCTATCCATTTCGGATTTACATGTTCCATTTCAGTTAGATTATGAGTTGTTAGAAAATTACAGAAATGTGGATATTCTACAGATAAACGGTGATGTTGTAGACTGTCAGGCTATTTCGAAATTTCCTAAGCAATATAGAATTTCACCAATGAATGAAATGATCGAAGGTCGTCAATATCTTATTGATTTAATCAAATATGTAAATCCTAAAAAGGTTTTTTGCAACTTCGGTAATCATGATGTGCGTTTCGCAAATTACTTTGCTAAGAACATTGATACCGATCTTTTGCAGTTACAGCCAAATACTTCTCTGGAACTAATTTTTGAAGATGGTTTCAGAAATTATGACAAAATGAATAAAACTAAGACCTGGTATGCTCCATTAACGGAAGTTTTTGATGGAACCGGCATTGAAATTCAATTTATTGATGACTGGAAATATAAAATCGGAAAGACATGGTTTGTTCATCCATTAGCATACAGATCCGGTATTCTCGCTACTGCTGATAAAGCAAAGGATTTCTTACAGGATACAGAACGTGAATCTTTTGATGCGGTTGTTATGGCCCACACTCATTCAATTGGTGATTCTGAGCGAGGATATATCCGATTGATTGAACAGGGCGCATTTTGTGATGTAGACAGGATGAGATACGCTGATGGTAAATTACAAAAACCACAGAAAAAGGGATTTGCGGTAATTTGTCAGGATAAGAATGGCAATCTAATTAAGGATAAAACGAAAGTCATTTCACTGAATTAAGAGGTTGAATACATGGATGTAAAATTATACTGCTGCTATTCTCTACCGCTTAGAAATTATCTAATGAAAAATGGCATGAAATATAATTTGGCGGCACTGAACCCGAATAGTAAAAAGTTATTTTGGGTTTATATCAAAAGCGAAAAACTTGATGAGTTGTTAAACAGATGGTCTACGAATAAGTAGATCACTTTTATTATGTAAAAATATATGGAAGGTTAAATATGTACGGTTTTATTTATATTACAACAAATCTTATTAATGGAAAACGATATATTGGACAAAAGAAATATGATAAAGAAGGAACATGGAAAAACTATTTAGGGAGTGGTACATATTTAAAGCGAGCAATTGAAAAGTATGGCAAAGATAACTTCTCAAAAGAAATAGTTGAAGAATGTGAGTCAAAAGAAAAATTAGACGAAAGAGAAATATATTGGATTTCTTTTTATAATGCGGTAGATTCAGATAATTTTTACAATATAGCTTCTGGTGGAGATGGTGGTGATACTATTTCTGGATATAACGAAAGTCAAAAACGTAAGCTTTCAAAAAAATTAAGTAAAGCGAGAAAAGGGAAAGTAAATTTAGGAAGTTCAAATGGCAATTCTCAAAAAGTAATTTGTTTGAATACTATGGAAATATATGACACTATTGTCGAAGCTTCTCAACAAACTGGTATTAATAAAGATTATATCCAACAATGTTGCTCAGAAAAATCCGGATTACAAACTGCTGGATATATAAATGGTGAGCGAGGAATCTGGAAATATTATGATGAGAATCAAATATATTTCTATATGCCGTTTAAAAAGAAAAAATGCGAATATATAAATGAAGTTTATTGTATTAATAAAAAAGAAAGCTTTAAAAATGCAACGGAAGCAGGGAGATTATATGGTATAAATAGTTCCTCAATTTCGCAATGTTGTAATAATAAATTATTATCCGCTGGAAAAGATGTAGTGACACATGAACCTTTAGTTTGGTGTTATAAATCAGATATTCAATTTGCAGAAGAAAAAATGCAGTATGTAAAAAATAGATATTTGAAAATACATGATGAAAAACATCATCAAAAAAAAATTAAATGTTTAAACACGAATAAAGTTTTTAACTCAATAAAAGAAGCTATGCAATGGTGTGGCGGGAACAATAATAATTTTAATAGAACTTTGAAGGATGATGGGTTTTATTATTATAAAAAGCACCCTACAACAGGAGAACAACTAAAATGGAGCTATGTTTAAATTGTTCTTATAAGATTGGAAATACATCTATTTACGAGCAAGGATGCTGTTGTGAAACAAAGCAGATGAAGTATACAGATGGGCAGTTAATCAATTCTCAGAAGGAAGGATTTATGTTTATCTGTCTGGATAAAAATGGTCATGTTATTGATGACAAAACAAAGTTAATTTCTTTAAACTAAAATTTGTGTAAAAGTTAAGTTATAAATTTCACAATATTTTTGGGTGACAAACCCGCTGTTGTCGATCAGCTAAAATCGCATAAACAAATAGGTTCTCGATCATCCGCAAAGAAAATCGTAACTAATCATAGGGAGTTGACTCCATTCGGAGCAGCTACCCTTTTTTATTTTAAAAAATTTTAACGAGAAAAAGGAGATATTTATTTTATGAACAAGACCGAATTAGTAAAGAACGTACAGACAATTGCAGTACAGGACGAGAAGTATGCAAAGATTTCTTTAAAGGATACTACTATTTTTGTAGATGCAGTTTTTGAAGCAGTTAAGGATGCACTGGTTAAGGGTGAGAAGGTTGCAATCACCGGCTTTGGTAGCTTTGATGTAGCAGAAAGACCTGCAAGAATTGGTAGAAATCCTGCTACTGGTGAAGAGATTGAGATTGCAGCTACTAAGACTGTTAAGTTTAAGGCTGGTTCCGCTCTGAAAGATGCTGTAAAGGGTGCTTAATTTAGCACTCTTCTACCCTGAAAAAATAAATAGTACATATTGCATCCGACATAAGGAATGAAAGGAAAATACGTTTAAATGAAAAAGGTAACTGAAAATAAAACACCTGAAGTTAAAGAAAATTTAAACATTATCACTGTTTATGACTACACAGAATTAGCATATAAGTTCATTCATCATTTATATCATACAGATAAAACTGTAGCTCTGATCGCGGGCAGAGATCTGGTCGAATACATTTTTGACGAGGTTATGGATCTGGATGAAACCAGTATTTGGAGGGTTGATCTTACTGATGACGATCCAGATATTGAATATATGTTAAGCGTAACTGACGAAGGTTATGTAACTGTCATCCCACTGGATGATTACGGTGATCTGTATGATGCAGATATCTTCTATATTGATATGGATGGATCTGTCTCCCAGGACGTGATTGAAGAATGTAAAGATCTTGAGAGGGAAGTTATTCTGTTTGGTCTTACAGATGAATGTGATGAAAACTGTGAAGATTGCGCAGAGCTACATGATGGTGAAATGAAGCTGGATGTAGAGACTGATGAAGATGATGACATTCATGGATTTACTGTAAGTAAGTCTGAAGATGGTAAGTATACAAGCCATACCTTCTACACTTCTGAAAAGTTATCTGAAAAACAGATGAGGGATTTTCTAAAACTTCTCGGCTATTAATTCGAGGAAAGTGTTATGGACATTAATACAATTATCAATATTGCTCAGATTGTCGTATGGGTCATCCTTGGCGGTCTGAGCCTTTATTTTAGGACGAATTCCAGGTTAAAAGAAGTTGCTGGCGATTATATCTCAGAAGCTGAGTCTGTATATAAGGATACAGTAAAAGCCGGTGGCATGAAACATGAGTATGTAGTGGAAAAACTATATGCTTTTGTGCCTGTATATATGCGTCCTATTTTTACTGTTGAAATGATCTCTCAGATTGTAGACCGTGCATTTGAGAGCATTGAATCTTATGGAAAACAACAGCTAGATAAGGCTGTAGATAAACTTCTTCCTAAACAGGAAGAGGGAAATAAGTAACTATTTTTGCGTTTTTATGAAAGGAGCTTTTGTATGATTTACGATTACAAGCATAGAAAAATTGAATATGAGTCCCCAATGGAGAAAGCTGAATATGAGCAGCATATGTCTCAGTTTGGTCCTGGTATGGGCAAGAGCCATCCAGATGATTGTCCAAGATGTAAGGCAAAGGGTTGGCTGACATTCCCTGGCACTACCTTTGAGAAGGAATGTGACAAGTGGGCTGCTGCTCATCCAGAGGAAGCTGCTGAGGTTGCTAAGGAAGCAAAGTAATTTTAGATATGAAAATTCATTAGTCTTTTTGTGTATGGGTGCGTGGTCTATTATGGCTACGCACTCTTTAAATTTGGGTAGATGTGCCTAGAGGCGAGGGCAACCGACTGTAAATCGGTTACATCAGAAACACCGCAGGTTCGACTCCTGCCCTGCCCATTCAAGTCAAATCAGTTAGATTTGTAAAAAGAATTATAAGTATTTAACTTATCTTTACCTTTAAATAACAATTTTAATAAATGATTGGAGGTTTTATATGAGCAAATTTCAAGATATTTCAGATGAAGATTTTATTAAAGTTGTAAAAGAAAATACTTGTGTACGTGATATTCTGGGCGTATTAGGATATAGCAGATCAAGTGGGTCTATGGGAAAGAAAATAAGAGAAAGAATAAAAGCACTAGATATAAATACAGATCATTTCATAACATACCAATCTCAAATGAATTCTCACTCTCAATATACTATGGAAGAAATATTAGTAGAAAATTCTCCATACGAAAATATATTTAGATTGAAGAAAAGATTACTTGCTAATAATCTATTAGATTATGTATGTGCAAAATGTGGAAATAAAGGTGAATGGAATGGTCAAGAGTTAACTTTGCAATTAGAGCATAAAAATGGAATACATAATGATCATCGATTATCAAATTTAGAATTTTTATGTCCAAATTGCCATTCGCAAACAGATACTTATTCTGGGAAAAATAAAGGGAAATATGACAATTATTAAATTTAAAAGATTCATGACTCTTTCACTCTCCCGCTCTTGTATTGAAGATTTACTCATTGTAAAACGTGTTGTCTTCTATTAGAGAGTAATTTTCAGCGTAAATCCACGACCTGTTAAGTCATGCGTATGGTAATTCGTATTTGCTTCGAGTTCAATGTGCTGTGTATGGATCGTTAATGTAATTGGCTAACATAACAGTCTTCAAAACTGTTTATTTGGGTTCGAGTCCTAAACGGTCTGTTAGTATTCTTTGCATTGTTATATGGAGAATATATAAAGTATGTGCCTGTGGCACTATGGGATCGAGCCAGAGGCTCAATCCCCGCACACCACTCTTGCGAGTGATGCGCAATTATATCAAATGAATGGAGAATAAAACATATGAGAGACACAAAAATTAAAACAATTTTTAACATGAAACTTGCAGGTATTTTAATGCAGCATGGTTTTGTATTACTGGATATGCGTCCAAATGAAAATCAAAATGGAAAAAACGTATTCTATTTTAATGAATCACCAGAGCTTGAAGAAATCGTAGCCAACTATAAAGCTTCTCGATAGGTGGTGATTCAAATGATTGATACAAAAGAAAAAATTAGAGTTGGTACAGTTGTCAGTGAGTATGGAGAAATATTAAGTGAAATATATGAAGGTGACAAAATCGTACATCAACAGCAGAACAATTATAAACAAACACATATAATAAATTTCCAAAAGAAGGAGGCGTTTGTCAAGGTGTTTGTACATCCTATTACGGCTTTATTTAAAGAATTGCCTACCAAGGAATATGCGGTCACTATGGCACTCATACCCTTCATTTCTTATAATGACGGAATATTAAGATATAATGGCAAGATCGTTGACGGCAAAACTATAAGTGATATCTTAGGTGAAAATTATGAAACTTTTAAAAGAATTATAAGTTCATTATGTAAAAAAGATATCATGAAGAAAGTTGAAAGACAATCTGATACATATGCAAATAAGACGAAAAAGTGTTTTGTGGTTAACCCTTATATTTTTCTTAGAGGTCAAGATATAGAAAAAGAAATTGTAGATTTATTTAGCAAAAGTAAATGGGCTAATATTGAAAAGACATCAAGTAGTATAGAATTAGAGGACTATATGTGAGATTTTTACTTAAAATACTATAAAAAGTCTTCATTGTAGGTGTATATATTTACACTTTTTAGAGTGAAAAGGTGTAAAAAATTACACTTATTTTCAAAATGGTATTTATAAAAAGAAGCGGCATAGCCTCATTACTATCTCGCTTCTTTTATTTTTTACAAAGGAAGTGAGATGAATGGGAAGAAAAGTACAGCATAATGTTATTGTGTCGCCTGAGTTGTTAAGTCAGGTTAATCCTGAGAATATAGAATTGGGAAAAGATTTTATTGATTATTTACGTTCAATTGATAGAGCAGGTTCTACTCTCGAAGCATATGAGCATGATCTAAATATTTTTTGGGTATATCTGCTTCAATATTGTCATAACAAATTTTTTATTGATTTATCAAAACGTGAAATTTCTAAATATCAAAGTCATTGTTTAACCGAATGGAAATGGAGTCCTGCAAGAATGCGGAGAGTTAAATCTACATTATCTTCACTTTCCAATTATGTGGAAAATATGCTTGATGATGAATATGAGAATTTTAGACCTATTATTCGTAAAATTGAAAATCCTGTTAATGAAAAAGTATTAACAAAAACGGTATTTGAAGACGAACAGTTGCAACAGTTGCTAGATACTTTAGTAGAAAAGGAGAAGTATGATCAGGCATGTATGCTTTCACTAGCCATAAATAGTGGACGCCGAAAAAGCGAATTACCTAGATTTAAAGTTTCATATTTTAATGATGAAAACATTATTTATGGTTCTTTATATAAAACACCTGAAGAAGTGAAAACAAAAGGGCGTGGTTCTCGCGGAAAAATGCTTACCTTGTACGTACTTGCCAAACCTTTTAAGCCTTATTTGGATTTATGGATGAACTATAGAAAAGAAAATAACATAGAATCTGAATGGTTATTTCCAAAAAAGGTTAATGGAGAATATATTGATGAGCCAATGGATTCGAAAACATTAGATAGTTGGGCTGAAACATTTACTAATATTGTTGGTGTTGACTTTTATTGGCATAGTCTAAGGCATTTCTTTACAAGTAGCTGCTCCCGTAGTGGCCTTCCTGATGACGTCATCCAAATGCTAATTGGCTGGAGTTCTTTAGATATGGTCTCTGTATACAAAGATATTTCAGCAGATGAAAAATTTGAAAAATATTTTGCAGATGGAGAAATTAAAAAACAAGAACAGAAAACTCTCTCCGATTTATAGTACTTCTACTCTTTTTCTACGATTTACAATCCAATCTTGTATTTACATTCTCATTGTGATATAATGAATTGGGGTATTATTTCCATAATTTAATAGGAGGCGACATTATGGAGGCAACTTACAGAAAATTAGATATGTCAAAGTTACGATTTCGTAAACATCATACTGTTTCTATGGAAGATGCATTAAAAGATGTAACACCTATGAAATGGAAAGACACTGTTTATACAGGTGAAGAAAAAGTATTTATAGATAAACAAGGGATACATTATGTGCAAAATCGGTGATATTATTATAGTAAAGAAATATAAAAATCATGGAAAGACTATTTCATCTCATTCTTTTGTGGTTATTAATGATGAAAATGGTGAAATTCAAGGACTTCCATATGATTTCGTTGCTAATGTATTATCTTCTTTTAAAGATGAAACGCAAAAACAACGAAAAATGTCGTATCCAGGTAATTTCCCAATTGTTTCTGATGATACAATAACTGATCCTCATAACGATAGAAATGGATTTGTTAAATCAGATCAATGGTATTACTTTGATAAAAATAAAATATCCTATGAAGTTATAGGATATATGAAACCAGACATCTTTGATTTATTACTTGAATATATTGAAGAATCAGATTTTGAATTTTCTGATATTATAGACAATCTAAAATAATCTTTACATAGCCGTCTTAATATATAAGGCGGTTATTTTTATGTCTAAAATTCTATGATTAAATGCATTCCATTTTTACTTTCAAAACAACCAAAAAGCATCGGTCACACGGCTAACCGATTAAAAAATTGCCGAACGATGACTTGTTTGTAGTGAAGACAAGGGTAAAATAAATATTCACTGTCGCTACTGCTTAAATGCGGCGTTAAAAAAAAGAGAGTCTGTACTCTCTTATGTATAAATAAAACCAATAATGATGTTATATTCCCACCAGACTCACCAACTATGGTGTCATTTTAAAAGAATCATCAATAACTCTAAGAGCCACGTCAGACCTTTGAGACCTAGAATAACAAGTTTAAATGTATTCATAGTGTACCTCCTTTCTTACAGAACTGAGATACACAGGCTGACACCCACCACTAAAAACGGCGACCTTTGTAACGTGTTGTTTATTGTCTGGCTTACCACGAGATGCGCGAACATCTCTATGACTCCTTTTGGGAGTCTCGACCTCTAACGGGGAATATAATATCACTATTGGTTTTATTTGTCAAATTGAACAAAACTCTTATGAGTTTTCGAGGAGTCGATGCCTGCATTGATTCCTTATTTTTTGTATTAGTGAATGACTGCTGGGCGGTCTGGCACTCTGGAAAGACAGAGACATGCGCAGGAAACCTGATGCTAAAGTCTATAAACTGTATGATTCGATGGTTGTAGACCTGAGTGGATCAGCACCACTCTCCTGCTTTTTATTAAGTTCATGTACCGAAATGGTTATAACGGCGTAGTCTTGAAAACTAATGTGTCTTATGACATGTAGGTTCGAATCCTACCGTGAACGTGCCTGGGAAGATACCAAAAGAGAACTGGGTGTTGCGACGTGGCTAAACTACCAAATAGTGCAGGGGAGGTATCAAGATAGTAAGTGGTTATTACTATCAGAACAAAATGAAATGAGGTGACTGTTATTGGCGACAGCTAAAGAACCAGCAACTAAAATAACAGTTGCTCAAGCTAGGAAGAAAATTGAAACATTAGAGGAAAAGGTTAAATCTCTTAAAGACGGTGCATGGTGTTATCTGTGTGATACTCATAAGTCCAAGGATGGATTTTATATGAGTACAGATCCTATAAATAAAAGTGGTTTAACTCCTATTTGCAGAGAATGTACCAGAAAGATAGTTTTTAAAGTCGGAAAAGATGGTGTAGAACATGAACCAGACAAAGAATCTATACGACTCGCACTTCGCTATTTGAATAAACCTTTTCTCGAAAAAGTATGGGATTCCAGTATTCAAGAAACTGAAAATCTTGCTTCTGGTAAGGTTAAATCAAATGTTTGGAATGCCTATATTCGTCAGATTTCAATGGGACAATATAACACTTTGACATATGCTGATAGTGATGGTTTTATTAAATATAAACAAGATGATATTAATAAAAAAGAAGAAATAACCGAAGAAAAACTAATAGAAACTCATGCGGGCTTGGATACATATGATAGCTTTTTAAAAAACAAAGAAGATGTTATTAGATTACTCAGTTATGATCCGTTTGAGAAAGAGGATATTTCAGATCAACCATTTTTATATTCTCAATTGTTAGGTCTTCTTGATTCTAGTGAGGATGCAAATGAAGATATGATGCGTACATCTTCCGCTATTTCTATTGTTCGAGGATTTTTACAGCAATCAAAAATTGATGATACTGTTGCTAAATTAATGTGTGATGTTTCTAATATTGAAAAAAATTCGGCAACAATTAAATCTTTACAGGAAAGCAAAGGGAAAATAACTTCTGTTATTACAAGTCTTGCGCAGGATAGTTGTATTTCTTTAAAACATAATAAAAATGCAAAAAAAGGCGAAAATACTTGGACGGGGAAAATTAAAAAGATTAAATCATTAAACTTACGAGATGCCGAAGTGAATGGATTCGATATTGATACTTGTCGTGGTATGCAACAGGTTCAAGAAATCAGCGATGCTTCTATTATGAAACAATTAGCACTTGATGAATCCGAATGGTCAGATATGATTGCAGAAATGCGTGTTACTAATACAAGTCTTCGTAGAGAAAAAGATGCTTATCAAGAAATTAACCGTATATTGTTACGTGAAAATCTTGATTTAAGAGATACTTTAAAAGAAAAAGATTTATTAGATGAAAATACATTAAAAGATTTAAGAGATTTATATTCTGTATTTGGTGATTCAGAAGAATCTTCCCAAGAGGAGGATAAAGATGAATCAAAATAGACAAATAATTTTAAACTATTATAATAATGAATTATTGGATTACGATAAAGATTTTTATAATCAATATGGTATATATATAAAACCTCATGGTTATTCTATTTCTTCTCGAAAAATTGATTCTTATATTCAAATCGCAAATATCCAAAAATATCTGCAATGTAATCCTACAAAAGCGATAGATTTATTTTTCAATATAGAACTACTTGATGGACAAGCTTTATTGGTTCAAAGAAGCTGGATTTGTCCTAATGTTTTGGCTGTTTGCACCCGTGGATATGGTAAAAGTACAGTTATAGACTTAGAGATTATGGCAAAAGATATGTGCTTCTGTAATGTATGGACATATATTGCTAGCGGAACAGGAGGACAAGCCGAACAAACTTTTACCACATTAGAACGACTTGCAAATGACAATATTGATACCTTTTATGGATCTACAGGGTCGATTTTTAAAAATGAAATAGAAATCAAAAATGCCGCAGGAGATGGTTTTTCACACTCGTCTAACGGCTTTTCTTATTCTTGCTATAACGGATCAATGACAAAAACATTAAATAGCAACGTAGATGCGAAAAGAGGTAGTCGCGGCACCGTAATTTTTGACGAAAGTGGCTTTTTGTCAGATGAAATGATGAATGTTTACGGAGCATTTGCAGCAGTAAACAGGAGCTTAAAAACAGGTAAAGATTCTGATGGAAATTCAATTGATCCAATTAGACAACGATGTATTCCACGAGATTTACCATACCAAAAATATTATATAAGCTCCGCTTCTTCTACAGATACTCAATTCTGGAGATTGTATAGAGATTTTGCAAAACAACAAATTATGGGAAATCCTGATTATTGCGTTTTGCATATTGATTGTGAGCAGGCTTTCAGGCCCACTTTAAAAGGAGAATTAGTCACTCCTCTTCTATCCAGAAACACCGTAGAAACAGAAATGAGAACTAATCCAGAAAAAGCAAGAAGAGAATATTATTGTCAGTTTAGTACAGATCTTGGTAATGATGCAGTCATTAAACGTGGAGTAATCACTAGAAATGAAGAAATTAGGAAACCTCTTCTTTACAATGATACTGGTGATAAGAAATTTGTAATCACTTATGATCCTGCTCGCTCAAGAGATAACTCTGTAATTTTAGTTGGTGAAATTTATGATTTTGAGCAAGTAGATGGAAGTATTGATACTAGGATGCGGTTAGTAAATTGTATTAATCTTGTTGATGTTGGAAAAAAAATAAAGTCGCCTATGCAGACACCTGACCAGATTGAGTATTTAAAAAAAGTTATTCTTGATTATAATGGCGGAGCTGATGCTTATGGTAACATTATTGGTATATATATCGATGCTGGTGCTGGAGGTTCAGGTGTAAACATCTCAGATTATCTTATGGCCGATTGGACTGATTCTGCCGGTATTGTTCATAGAGGTTTAATTGACAAAGAATACTCAGCCGAATACGTAAGAAAATTTCCAAATGCTGTTAATAAAATCCATCTTATGAATCCAGCAAAATATAAATCTGAAATGTATGAAGCAATGATTGAACTTATGAACCAAAACAAAATAAGTTTTACCGCTTCTTATGATGGAAAAGATCACTTGACTGTATTTGATGTTGATCAAAAGAAATTTGATAAAGAAAAAGAAGAAATTGTTAAACGTCTTAAAAAGGAAGATTTAAATGAATCTGATTATGAGAAAAAATTAGATGAAGAACTAAATAAGATTCAATCTGTAAAAACAAAGATTATAAAACTTGATTGGATGGATAAACTTGCTTTAGCAAATATTGATGCTTTAAAAGAGGAACTTGTTAATATCGTAAGAAAGAAAAGAGATTCTGGAAAGGATTCTTTTGAGCTTACTCCTGAAAAAGCTAATAAACTCCATGATGACCGTGCCTATACCGCCTGCCTTGCCTCATATGCCCTCATGTGTGAGCGTAGAAAGGCAATTACTCAGCGTCAACGTACTTCTACCACATCTGATATATCTAAATTATTTAAACTAACTCCACCAAAACGAATAACAAAATATTAAAGAAAGGAGGTTGATATCTATTTTGAATGAAAGAAAAGTTATAACACGTACTGCTGAAGATGATTATTCTTTGAGTCGTGAAAAATCACAAAAAATTAGTTTTCAAAAAATACAGGAAATTCTACAAAGAAACGTAGCAAAAACTGTTTCAAAAACATATGTACAGTATAACAGAGAAACCCTTGATACATATGCTCAATCTCCTCTTAATAATATTGATAATATTCGTGAAGTATCTCGTTTTCTTACACGAGTGTCAATGCTTTATAAGCAAATGATTTCTTATTTTAGTACAATGCCATTGTACACATATAATATTACTCCTCTGTTTGATAAAGTATATACTGGCGATTATAATGCAGATAAATTATTATCTAGTTATGAAAAATCTTTAAAAATCTTTCATCATTTTAATCTCCCAAAAGAATTGCAAAATATTGTATCTAACGTAATTCGTGATGGCATATATGTTGGATTTATGTATAACTCTGAAGATAATGGAATATTTTTAATGCCACTGGATGTCCAATATTGCCGTATTTATGGTAAGACACCTGAAGGCGAATGGATTGTATACTTTGATGCTGCTTATTTTGATAAATCCAACAATAAAGACTATGTTCTTGGTGTAAATAATGATGGAATTGGTACTTGGGACCCATGTTTTGTAGATGGGTACAATCAGTATAAATCAGGTGGTAGAGATTATGAATGGTTTAGACTTACACCTGAAAATACTATGTGTATTATTGCAAGTACAGATGATGAATTTTATGTACCACTCCCCTATTTCTTTCCTATCTTTAAGTCTCTTTTACAAATTCTTGATACTGAAGCTTTAGTTGCTTCAAAAGAAGAACTTCAAAATTACAAGTTGATTCTAAATAAAATCCCTATGATGAAAGATGGAGATCGAGTTGATGATTTTGCACTATCTCTTGAATTAGTAAATCAATTTGACGCAATTATTAGAGAGTTATTACCTGATCTTGTTGGTTGGGGAACTACTCCATACGAGAATACGCAGGTTATTGATTTTGAAAAAAGTACATCTTCTTCTGATACAGATACTTTAAATAAGGCAATGAATAATTTATTTGCAAATGCAGGTATCAATAAATTGATTGTAAGTTCAGGTGATTCCAGCAATGCTAATGGTATTAAATATTCTAATGCTAATGATCTTGGAAAGATTTCTGTCTATATAAGGCGTATTGAATCTTGGTTGAATTATTGGATCAAAAATAATATTTCTGATGCGTTATATTTACAGATTTTTGATGAAACACAATTTAACAAAACTGACTTTATTAATGAAAAGAAAGAAGCTGCTACTCTTGGTGGGTCTAAAATGGATTATTTATGTTCATTAGGTGATACTCCATATGTAGCTTATAACAAATTAAAATTTGAAACCTTATCTTTGGGACTTTCAGATATTATGATTCCTTTGCAGTCAAGTTACACTCAGTCTAGTCAAGGCGGGCGACCTGTCGAACAAGATGAATCTAAATTATCTGACGAAGGACAAGCAAGTCGTGATTCTGGAAAAAATGAAGATAAAGGTAACAAATAATTGAGGTGATATTGATAAATATGAATGAAAAATTTTTATTCACCTGTGACAAAGATACACGAAATAATTTATTAAAATTAGGATTCACGGAAATTCCTTCTGATGGATCTTTTTTTATGTTTATTAATAATTCAACATTGAAGTTTGATGATTCTATTAGCACTTCAAAGGTTGTATTTACTAATAAACTAATGTTTTAACTCCCTTTTGGGAGAAAATTTCGAAGAAGGGAGGTAAACATACAATTGAATAAAAGATTATTAAGTTTGGATGACTTATGTGAATATTATAGTCACAGAAAGAAATCTATGAAATTTAGTTCTGATGAATCTGGGGAACCAATTGTAGTTCAGGTAGAAGGCACTTTAAAATTTGAAGATATTTCAGATGACACAGCAGGTCTTACACCTGTTAGATTACAGGCTTGCCATACAGAAAAAAATCTAAACATGTCTTCTATTTCATATGAAACAATGGCAAATAAATTATTGCCAACATTTAAGAATAGACCAATTCTCGGATATATTCATGAAGTAAATGGTGAGCCACAATTCTATGGACACAATGCCCATGAGGAAGACGGCGAAATTATTTATGATGAAGTTGCGGTAGGAAATATTCCTGAAACTAATAATGCAGAACTTGTATACGATGAGGAAAATGATCGTTATAACGTAATGATTGATGGTTATTTATACGATGAATATACTAAAGCTGCTGATATTGTAAAACGAGAAGGCGAATGCCCTTGTAGCGTAGAAATTTCTATTAAAAATATGAGTTTTGACGCAAAAACGCATACTTTAGTTATTGAAGATGGATATTTTTCTGGTGTAGCAATCTTGGGTTATGACGAAAACGGTAAAAAGGTAAAGCCTGGCATGGCAGGTTCCAATATTAAGTTGAAAGATTTTTCAAAATCTAATAATTCTATTCTATCTGATTTATCTGAACTGGAATATTCCAAACTTGTTGACACTTTAGACAGACTAAATGAATCACTGTCTAAGTTTAATAAAGAAACAAATATTAATGAAAATTTTGAGAAAGGAGGTAACAACGAAATTAGTATGAGTAAATTCGAGGAATTGTTAAATAAATATAATAAAACTGTTGAAGATATTACCTTTGATTATGAGGGATTATCCGATGATGAACTTGAAAGTAAATTTGCAGAAGTGTTCGAAGAAACAGAGCCAGATAATAAACCTGAAAACCCAGAGAATGATCCTATTGCTGATCCTGATGAACCAACAGCAAATCAATCAGAATCTACTGAAGAACCTGTTGCAGATCCAGAACCAGTAAATGAACCTGCTGAAAATTCTTTCTCAAAGACTTTTACACTTAGTCATGAAGATTTAAGAGCAAGTTTATATGCTCTCCTTGCACCTGTAGAAGAATCTTTAAATGAGTATTATTGGATTATTCAGACATTTGATAATCATTTTATATATCAGTCATGTTGCGGCAATTACTACAATCAGAAGTTTAAGATTGAGAATGATTCTGTTGCTTTTGATGGAGAAAGAGTTGAGGTGTTTGCAGAATTTTTAACTGCGGATGAAAGGGCAGAACTTGATAATATGAGAGCTAACTACTCTTCTATTTCTGAGAAATTAGCAAAGTATGAAGATGCTGAAATGCTTGCAGATAAAATGACTGTATTTAATGATGATGCATATACAGGATATCTTGATACGGAAGAATTTAAATCTTTAATGTCTGAAGATACTATGAGAAAATTTACTAAAGATGAATTAGTTGAAAAGGCAGATGCAGCTCTTGGCAGATTGGTTAAGGTTACAAAGACATTTTCATATCAGGAACCATCTGAAAAAGAAAAACCAAAACCAACTATGTTTATGTTTGGAAAAGTTGAACCATCTAATACTTTCTTAGATAGTTTATTAAAGAAGAAAAATTAAATAATTATTGTACATAGATCCGAGAAATCGGGTCTTTTTTATTTTAAAAATAGGAGGAAAATTTAATGATTTATACAAATCTTAAAGCAGTTGAAAACGGACTGCATGGTATGTTTGAATCTAGTCTGCTTTTAGCAACAGACGTAGGTAATCTTTATGATTTAGTTGTTCGTGATGAAAGCGAAAATGAAATCTCTGTAGATAATGGTGTTGCAGTTCATGTTGGTGCATATACAGGAAATGGTTTACAGGAAAGATATGCGACCATCGCAAAAAAGGGTGAAAAGATTGCTGTTATTGGCGCTCCAGCTAACAACAAGACTGCTATGACCAAGGCTCAGGAACAGCCTTACAATTACACAAATCCAGCAGGTAAACCAGCAAAGGCATATCAGATTCAGCCACCGGAAGTTCATAATGATATTTTTGCAGTAGCTTCTTATCAGTTTACTGATGGAACCTCTGCTAAGGTAAAAATTGGTGCTGCTGTTGTAGTGGATGAAAAAGGCGCATGGGAAGCACATGAAGCATCTGAGCTTGAAACCTTAAAGGCTACTTATGGTTTTGTTGGAACTATTCATAGCATTGCTGTTGGTACTTATTACACAATGGTTCGTATTAAGTCAGAACAGAATAAAGATATTGCGTAATAGAAAGGGGGTCTTATAACATGAAGGATAGTACTTGTTTTTCTGCTAATATGTTAGCAAAATTTGAAAATAAATATGAAAATATCGTAGCATTCAGTGAATTAATGATGAATGCAAATCACAATGATTATAGCACTTATAGCAAGGAGCAGACTCAGGATATGATCAGAAATCAGTTTGATTCTATTCTGGGAATTAATTTCAAGACTGCAAATGCTATGCAGCGTAGACAGGCTTGGAGAAATCATTCCAAGGAAATTGCTTCTCTTATCGAAGATGTAATTGTAGATCGTATGAATTCTGGTTGGAATGCAGCAAATGCTCGTTTTATGGAGTATGTTGAAGATATTAATATTGCAAATGGTGATCAAAATGAATTTTATGTAGATGACAATTCTTTACTTGTTGTTTCTAAATTCGCAGGCGATCATCATGATATTTTACGCCAGTATGTAAAGCCTGGAAAATCTTTTACTATTGAAACCTCTTGGTATGCAATTAAGGTTTATGCTGACTTCGCATTATTCCAGTCTGGTAAGATTGATTTTGCAGCATTAGTAGATAAGATGTATGCAGCAATTGAGCAGTATAGATATGGCGCATTATTTACAGCATTTATGGGTATGGATGAGAATCTTCCTACTGATATGAAACTAGAAACTCCTGTTACAGAACAGACAATGGATGATATTATCGATCACATTGAAGCTGTAAAAGCAGTAACTGGTAAAGATGTATTACTGGTTGGTACAAGACCTGCTATCCAGAGACTTCAGAAGACAGTAAATTATAATATGTTCTCTGAGGCAATGAAGGATGAAAAGCACCAGAATGGCATTCTTGGTAGCTGGGAAGGCTATGATTGTCTTGCTCTTAATAGAGTAAACAAAGCAGGAACCAGAGAAAATGTATTCTCTACTGATGATAACAAGAAGATCTTTATTATGCCGGTTAACCCAGATCGTCCTCCAATTAAGAGAGTTAACGAGGGTGATGTAGTTTACTACGAAACTGGTATGGACGGCTTGAAGAAGGATATGACTGTTGATGCAGAAATTGCATACCAGGAAGGTATTGGTGTTGTCATCAACGAGTTATTCGGTGAAATCAAGATTCAGTAATTTATACATATTTGGAGAGTGGTCACTCACTCTCCTATTTTAATATTTAAGGAGAGAAAAGTGAAAATTGTAGATCTTGCAAAAGAATTAGGAATTACATCAAAGGAATTAATTGGATATTTCCGAGATAATAATTTTCAGGTATCTTCTCATATGCAAAAAGTTACTGATGAAATGATTGATCTGGCAAGAGAACATTTTAAAATAACTGACGCTAATAAAGAAGAACCTGTTGTGTCTGAGAAAAAAGAAGAAATCGCACAATTCGTAAAAAAATCAACAAAAGTATTTAATCCAGATACTGAAATCCCATGCCGTAGTGTTACACCATGGAAATTAAATATGGTTGGTGCAGATAAAAATACCATTTATCATTGGGAATATTTTGGTGATGTGGAATATGTAAAGTATCGTGATTTACAGGCACAAAGAAGAACTGATTATATTACAAAACCTAAAATCGTAATTATGGATATGGATTTATGTTCTCAGTGGAGTCGAGAACTTGGTGGGGTATATAAATATTTTGATGGAATTGAATATCCAGAAGAATATTTCGATAAATCAGACGAAGAATTCATTGATATTTTAAAAAATGCACCAGTTTGTATTAAAGAAATTATCAAAGTGACTGCCGTGGGAATGATTAAAAATGAAAATTATCCATCTGTAAACAAGCTTAAATATATTGATGATATTTTAGGTACTTGCATTAAAGATTTTATCTAGGAGGTATAGTTTATGCCTTCTGTTAATTATGAAGATATTTACAAAAAATCTCTGAGTATGATTGACGATTTAAAGCTTGCTACTTATACAAAAGATGATTTTTATGAAGCCTTAAAACAATGGTTACATAATGCTTCTTCTTATACTCTTCTACGCAAAAAATTTACCAGTTATGTTTTAGATGATGAAATTATGCAATTATCATTTGAGTTGGTTAATAGCGTAGATGAATATTATGATATAGAGTATGTGAAAACTATTATGGCAAAAGGTGTTATTATCAGTTATTTTCCCACCAAACTTGAACAAGATAAAAACTTTATCATGATTGTTGGTGGAAAAGAAGAAAAGAATCTTGCTAATAATAACTATTCAAGAAATATGGAAAGGCTCGATGATTTAAAAAGGGAATGGGAATTAGAATTGACCCGTCATTCTTATTACTTCGGAGAGTATGGTGGAACAAATGGATAATATGGTTCCACATAAGTATGGAGAATTTAAACCTTCACAGGTTGAATACTATCAAAAAAAGTTAAGAAAGAAAATTTTCTGGTTGGTGCTTTATACTGATCAGAATACTAAAGATGATTTTGGAGATGTAAACGTAGTCAAGTATCACGAGAATCTTCTTTTTGAAATTTCCAGATATAATGAACTACTACTCTACCCAAAAGATTTTGTAGAAATTATTACATCGCTAGAATCGGCTTTATATATTTTAAAATCAGATCATTTTGATTTTAACAGATACAAGAAACTTGTTTTTGATGCCGGTGCTTTGCTCTGGCAAAAGGAAGCAGGTGATCACTAATGTCAGTGTATGATTCTTATCAAAGAAGAATGAGAATTGATTCTCATTCAACAGGTAAAAATTATCCTACATTTGGAGAAAAATTAAAAGCAGATTCTGATTTTTATATGGAGCAGTATTGGGATCATGACGTCCAATCTAAGCTTTGTTACATCTACGATTATTTTCATGATGACTTCTTTATTGATGAACATGGTATCAAGCGTAGTCTAAATGAAGGTATGACATATGAGCATACAAATAAGACGCCGATTGATGCAAAATTTATTATTAAGTCATATCAGTCCATGGATAAAGATCAGGTAGAATATTACCTTCAGTTTAAACCAAGTCAGAAAACACATTTTTCAAAAAATGATGAATTGTATTATTTTGAAACTGATTACAGACAGAAATATGGGAATGAAAATTTTATATCACTCTACGTGGACGTGCCTGATGATGAAGGAATATATCATAAATGGATGATATGTCGTAGAGAAATTGCAAATCAGTTTCCAAAGTATTTAATTTTGCCCTGTTCGTATGAGTTGATGTGGATTGAAAATACAGGTAAAGAACGGATTAAACGTAGAATGTGGTCGGTGTTAAGGCAGCAGCTCTCGTATACGATTGGGACCTATGTGGATCGTTACATAACGAGGATGGATAACCAGAACAAAATCTGGTTGCCATTAAATCCAATTACTGAAAACCTGTATTATACTAATGATGAGTCTACAAACATGAGAGTTATTGTTGGAGCATTAACTAAACATCCCGCAGTATGGACTATTACAAAATGTGAGTCAGCACAACCTCTTGGTATTCAAAAACTTACAATTTATCAGAATGCTTTTAACGAGCATACAGATTATGTAAATTATGAAACTGGTGAAATGTATGCAGATTACTATGATAATGGTATACCTGCATTAGATCAATCCATCCCCACTTTTCTACCATCTGTTTATTCTAAAATCTCAGCATCTACAGATTCTCTTAAAGTTGGTGGCAGCTATAAAACGCTTACGCTCAATATTTTTAAAGATTCCGATGATGATATTACAAAAGAATATTCTGATGCAACCTTTACTTGGTCTTGCAGTATAGGTGACGAAGATTGGACTGACAAAGTAACCTGGCATCCAGCTGCTTATAATCAGATGAAAGTGAAGTTTTCTGACGATAGATCACAGCTAACTAAACTGATTACATTTAAGTGTACTGTTATCAAAGGTGATATATCTTTTGATTCTGAACCACTGCAACTGCAGTTGATTGTCTAGGAGGTGTAACATGGCTGAATTAATAACAAAAGATGATCTTTTAAATAAACTTCGGGCTTATTGTGAAACTCCTGATGATGAAACAATTCGATATAAAAATAAAATTAAAAATGCTCTACTCTACTGTCCTGAACTGCTATATGCAATGGACGAAAAAGAATTAGAGTCTGAACTTTTTGATGAAGACGGGAATATAAATTGGGACCCAGAAACTCATGAGCCATTAGGGGAATGGGATAAATATTTTGGTGACTTAGCAAATATCCGTCCTGCGCTTTTCATTCCTGATACGCAGACGAAAGTGAAAAATTATGTTTGTTATCAGGTAATGTTCGATGAGTTGCCGCGTTATAACAATATTCAGAAATATACAGAAATCACCTTTACTATCTTCTGTCAGGAAGCAGATCGACTTGATTCTAAAACTGGCATTTCTCGTCATGATCTTATTGGATCAATTATTCGTGAACGCTTTAATTGGTCAAATATATTCGGAATGCAGGCAAAATTAATCTCCTCAAAAGAGTCTACTACAGATAATCATTATTTGGTAAGGACTCTTGTATTCCAATTATTAGATTTAAATGGAATTGCTTATACTCCATTTAACGAAAAACCTTTGATCAGGAATAACGAGTATTGGCAGTAGAAAAAGAACAGTATTTTGACAACGATGAACTTAAAATTTATAGAGGAGAAGATTTTGTAGTATCAGAACATATCAAAATACATCAACCTACATTGGGCGAAATCTGTGATTATGGTGAACAAAAATATTATTCTATGGTTCATAGTTTGTTATCAACTCCTGCATCAATGAAAGCACAGTTGTGGCAAGCGGGTATAGATTATACTACTATTACTCCATTTCGACTTTTTATAGGTTTTATATGTAAAATTTATCCAGTAGAGACAACTTCTCTTCTATTTGGAAATTTGGATTTTACAAAATTTCAAATTCAAAAAAGAGTCGATTCTGACGACTTATTTTTATATCAAATCGTAGATGATGATCTTGTTGCTATAGATGAATTTACATATAACACTATCTGCGATTATTTAAGTAAAGCTCATTTTATTGAGCGTGACTTTAAGTATCCCGCTAATGAATCAACGAAAATGTTTCTTATTGAGGATGCAATTGAAGAAATGATGTTGGCAAAAAATAAGCCTTATCATTCACAACTCAAAAATTTAATCTCAGCTATGATTAATAGTGAAGGATTTAAATACAATCATTCTCAAATTTGGGATATGAAAATAAATGCATTTATGGATTCTGTAAAAAGAATCGGGAAAATCAAAAATGCTAGTTTGTTATTGCAATCTGGTTACTCCGGTTTTGGAGTAAACCTAAAAGACATAAGCAATAAGCAGCTAGATTGGTTAGGAGAACTCGAATAGGGTTCTCTTTTTTATTACAAAAATTTAAAGGAGGAAATTATAATGGCTTTCAATCCTAATGAATTAGTTCTTGAAAGAATTAAAACTGTTGAAGAATATGATATTTCAACAAACGAATTACTTGGTAGATATACTCAGATTGAGGAACCAAGTTTACAGACAAGTGCAGATGGTACTGATGTAACTGATGCTATGGGAGCAAAAATCACCACTTTCTATAATGCACAGTCTGGTACTTTTGGATTTAGCAACTCTCTGTTCTCTCTTGATTTAGCTGCATCTCAGTTTGGTACAGAAAAGGTTGTTGCTTCTGCTGAAAATAAGATTATTATTCCAGTATCTGAAACAATTGCTATTGGATCTGATCATACTGTAACTTTAAATTATGTTCCTGTTGGTACAAAGGGCGCAGAAGTAAAATATGTCAAAGTAATCAACGGCGATAATACTTTCGGAAAAACCTATGAAGTAGCAGCTGTTGCTGGTGATGGCAAATTTACTCTCGATGCAGCTAGTAAGAAAATCACTTTACCAGAAGACGTTACTGGTCGTGTATTTGTAAATTACAATAGAGAAAGCGATGCTGCTGTTCAGGTTGACAAAACAACTGACAGTGTACCAAAGGTTAAGAAGCTTTTAATCAAAGCAATTTTCCACAATGTTTGCGATGTCAATAAGACTTATTTTGGTTATATTGTATGTCCGAGAGCACAGGTTGACCCATCTAGTGTTGAATTAAATCTGACTTCTGATGGTAAACACGCCGTTTCATACAATCTGCAGCGCAGTTACTGTGATGAGGAAGGAAAACTGTTCTCAATTTTAGTTTCCGAAGATTAATTTAAAATTACCAGGAGGGATTATTTCTCTCCTGACTTGTTATTATGATTGGAGAAAACTATGTCAGAAGAATTAAATGCGACATGTAGTATCTGTGGTAAAAGATATCATGTATGTCATACGTGCAAAGAAATCACTTCATTTACACCATGGCGTACTGTAACTGATACCAGAGATCATTATATGATTTTCTTAGTTTTATCTGAGTATACAAAGACAAAGAATAAAGCTAAAGCAAAAAACGAATTATCAAGATGTGATTTAAGTGAACTGGAAACTTTCGATAATGACGTAAAACGTGTTATCAAAGAAATTCTAAAAGAGGACGAACCTAAGAAAACGGTTCAGAAAGTTATGTATAAAAAGCCTGTATCTGTTAAAACAGATGAGGTAAAAAAAGATGATATTGAATAGTGAGTTATTAAAGTCGTAGGCTATGCCGATTTACTATTCAGTATTTCAGTATAGCCTATTTTTTACGATTTAAAAGGAGTGACAAGATATAAAAGAATATAGTGATATTTTTCAAACTGAATATGAAACCGAAGAAGTAAGGTACATTCCTAATATGCAGCAAAATTATAAATATTTAAATTCATCTTTGTCTGCTGGGCAGTTGGTGGATATTATTTGCGGAAATGAAAACAGAATTGTTTTTGTATGGAAGAAGTCTCCGCAGATGAATGAACTTTATAAACTTTGGTGTGAATATAAATTATAATGGTTAGTCAAGATAATGGCTGTAAAAGCAGATGATATACCTGTGATGACGTACTGGATATGAACAGTGAAAAATAGTCAGGAAGATCTACTGCTCTCCTATAATACAGAAATAAGCACCCAATACACTTGGATGCTTATTTCTACTACTCTTCTCGTGAATGACCAGTTCACGAACTTTTGAGTTCTGCATATTTACTACATATTTAATATACCACTAATTATTGATAAATTCAAGAGGTGATTTTATTTAGCAATTCTACTTCTGTATCTATACATAAGATATTTGCTATTCGGAGGAATTGGTCAGACTCCTTATACTTGAACTCATGCTAAATAAAATCTATTGTTAATTAGTTACTTATGTCGATCCATGATGTCTTTAACAATGTCACGTATCAGTCTGACAACCGTAACGCTGATCATTGTAATGTAGTAAATGGTTTGCAAATCAAATTGCATAGCAGAACTCTCCTTTCTTCTTATGTGCCGAAAGTTTCATAAGTATGCGTACCTGCTTATGCACTATTAAGTATATTCATAAAGGAGAGTTTTGTCAAATCAAAAATGCTCTTCCATTTATTTCCAATTCTTCCATATTTTTGGTATGGAAACCATATATTTCCAAAGGTATAATTACACTACAAAATTATGGAAGGGGATAATAAATGGCAGAAGAAAGAGTTGTTTCAAGCGGATATGTAAAGTTATTAGCAATAGATACTTCGCATATAAATACCAGGATATTAATAGAGAGAAATGCTGATAATTGGCATGATGTAGATGGTTTCATGAGAATATGTGGACATATGAAGAATGTGATCATCTATGTGATACATATGAATTATAATGAGAAGTTAATGTATAAAGATTATCAAAAAATATTTCCTAATATACATTGGTTCGATTACATGGAAGATTTGTTGGGAAAGAAACAAGGAAAGATTATAAATTATAGAGAGCCGATGGATTAGATCGACCCTCTCTCTATATATATGAATAAAAGGATTTGAGACACACACTCATTAAAATGCATTCATTACCTGAGAAGCAGAACCCGTGATGGAATGCGGCGACTGCGGAGGTTCGAGAAAGGTGGCAACTTACCATAATCCATCTCAGCTTTGGCGAAAGAAAGTTGTGTTATTAAAAAATGCACTCACCTCTCCCACGGTAGACGTGTCAATAAAAAGAACATGAAAGTTTGACCCCGGCTACAGAACGCTCAATTATCTATCGGTTAGGATAAGACCGCCAGTGCTCACAGACACATTCCCATTTGCCTAAACGAAAACGGTTGTAAGCGCTGACGTGTACTAGATACGGATAAATACACATATGCATAGAACTTCACCAAAACTTTCTTCTGAAATTACAGACATAAGATCGGTGAGTGCAAAAATATTATAACATATTATAAATGTCTTTACCAGTCTTTGGTAAGGGCATTTTTATTTTGGAGAAAAATGAGTAATGCATTAAAATTAACATCGCCTCTAGGAGTTTCGGTTAATCATTATTTAGCCTACAGAGCTATTATGAAAAATGGTAAACCTATGGCTATGAGCTATAAGACTCCTGAAGCGGTAAAATATCAAAAAGATTTTAAAGAATATGTAATACAAGAAGTTAAAAAACAAGGTTATAATTTAAAACCAGATCCACTACAGCATTTTTATATAGATGCTGTTTTTTATTTTGATCGTATAGATCGAGACCCAAATAATTATTTTAAATGCCTACTTGATGCAATTACAGAAACAGGACTTGTTTGGGTCGATGATAACGTGACATGCGAACGTGTGCAGCGCATCTACTACGATTCAGAGAATCCACGAATAGAGTTGACGATACGACCTGTGAATTACATCGGGGTTTTTGACGATGCCCCACAGCTGGAAGAATTCAAATCCCGCTGCATCGGATGTAAAAGATACAAACGAAACTGTAGTTTACTGAAAAAAGCAATTGAAGGACGTATCCAGCCTGAAATCCACGATGGAGAATGTGATAAATACACGTCTGATGTAAAGGAGAAAAGTAATGAATAAGATTACAATTGAAACACTCGCAACTGAATATAACAACAGAGCTAACGAAAATTTAAAGGATCAGTATTTAGAAGATACTCTGGAAATTAAGAAGTATATTCCATTTAACTTAAAGGTAACACTCGCAGAAAAGTTAATGGAAGTGACTATGTACGACAAGAACAAGAATGTTCACGTAAACTCCGCCGCACAGTATCTCCTCTTCTGTCGTATCGTTCTTGAGAACTATACTAATATTACTATCGGTGAAAATTTCCATGAGGAATATGATCTACTTAAAGAGTCAGGTATTCTGGATAAGATTATGGTAAAAATTCCTGAAGGCGAAATGGCTGAATTAAACACTGTAATCAGTATGGCTCGTGAAGATGTAAGAACCAACGCTTATGAGCCTCATGCATTTATTGCAGGTCAGGTGGAAAGGTTTGGGACTCTGATTGGGACTCTTCTCGATCCTGTAATTGGTAAGTTGGCTGATGAGGTGAAGAATTTAGATAATGCTACTGTAGAGAAAATGGGCAAGACGTTGGACCGTGTATTCAAGAAGTATGCAGGTAGCGGTGCTGATTTAAAGAGGGTGAAATAAATTTACAATGTGCTATAAAAACAGAAAAGCCGCACCTGGTTTGATACGGACTTCTCTTCTACGAACTAGATCGTCATCTAGCTCAACTCCTATTCATTATTAATTTGTTCCCTATTTTTTAAACAGAGCAATGACTGCAACAATAATTGCTGTCGCTCCGTTAATCAGAGAAACTAATACAGCTTCACTCATAAAACCTCCTTTCATGGTGTGGACACGAAATTTGGTAGAGTAAGCTGCTTTGTGTAAATTATACGAAGTATAAAAATCACCTTCGCCTTTCTGTACCAAATGGTACGTGAATAGGATGGTTGACGGGTTACAGTAAATCGCAAGCTCTTGCACTACTATTATAGCACATTGAAATTTTATTACAATATTAACCAGGCTCTGCGGGTGTCACAGCTCGTAGGGTCTTTTATTTTATATGAATGAGGATCGGGAGGAAGAAATGGGAAGCAACTTAAAAAGTCAGTTTGCTCAGTTTGAAAAGAACATTGAAAAGTATGTTAAAGATGAGATTATCGAACTTAATAATAAGGCTATAGAGAAAACATTTCCAAAGTTTATAAATTCAGTTGATATTCAAATAAAAAATATGTATGAATCTGCAATAGATAAATTTTATGGATCATATAATCCAGAATTCTATAATAGACGTGGAAGTTTATACGACTTGCTTGAGACAAAATATGATAAAGCAACACAAGAATATTCCTATGATTTTAATCCTAATAAAATTACATATAGTCATCGTTCTGCGGGTTCTTATTCAAGAGGTGAATCAGGATTATACAACACCATATTTAGAGGTGGTTATCATGGTGGCGCTTATCATAACGGAGATATATATTGGAGAACTCCTTATCCATACTATAAACATTGGGGAAGACCTGCGGAATATGAAGAACTTTCTCCGTTAGAGGATTTTAAAAATAGGTTAGAACGATACCAGAATGGAAAAATGCAAAAAGATTTTTTAAGGATATACACGGAATCTTTATATTCTTTATTATGATTGGAGGGAAATAAATGGCTGACGGCGGCACAATTGATCTTAATAAATTAAAACAAGTAGTCGATGTCGAGACTATTTTAGATAAAAGAAAATTAAACGCAGTATTAAAAACACTTGAAACATCTTTGAGCGGTGAAAACATTTCAAAGTATTTTAAAGGTACTGATACTCTTCTGGATGATTTACAAGAAGCATATAAAAAATTTAACAGAAGTATGTCGGATACTGATGCAAAAAATCTTGTAAATATAAATAATATTTTAAAAGCATTAAAAGTAGATACAGCTTCTCTTGTACCTAATTTTGAAGAAATTGGAACTGTAATTGAAAAGGCAGAACAAAAGTCAAAAGGACTTAGAGGTATTATTAAAGTTCAGGATTTTAAAGATGTTTTTGTTGCTTTAAATCAGTTTAAAGAATATGGGCTTGATATTGAAGAGATTTTTGGAAAACTTGGAGCAAAAGGCAATTTTTCTGAGCTTTCTAAACAATTAGAGCAGCAGGCACAAACAATTGAACGTTATAGAAATAAGGTTTCTGCTTTACGCGATGAACTTAGGGATGCTGAAAATGCAAGTGGTGTCAGTGATTTAAGAAGCAAGCTAAATAATCTTACAGATGGAGCAAAAGAAACTTTTGAAGCATTTTTAAAACTTAATAATATCGGACGAATGGACGAATGGGGTTATTACGATTCCAGTAAGTTCTCTGAATATTTTGATGCTATTGAAAATGGGTCCATGTCTGCTCAGGAAGCAATTACTAAATTTAAAGCAGAATATGGCTATCTTTTAGAAGATAGTTTTAAAAATTCTAATAATACTTTCGGGTTAGAACAGTTAAGAATTTTTCAGGATACATTAGATCAGGTACTAACTACTGTAGAAGACTTTCATAGAAAATTAGATACTCTTCCAGATGATATGAAAAATATCCAATCTTCTGAAAAATCTGGTCAGGTATTATTTGACGAAGAACAGCTTAAATCTGTTTTAAATGTATTTGGAGACATTAAAGATCATCTCTCTTCTCTCCGTTCTGTTATTTCTGATGTTGGTGATGGTGAAGAACTCTCTCCTCTTTTAAAAACAATTGAAAAAGTATCAGAAGCAGTAAGCAATCTCAATATGAAATTTAATATGAATATTGATGTCGGTTCTGATAATGAAATGGAGCAAGAACTACAGAAGAAGGCATCTAATGCTTTATTAGCTTATGAGAATTTACGGGAACATTTATTCCGTACTTATAGAGGAGATAATTATACTTCTGAGCTTCTTTATAAATTTGATCCAAGTCAGTTTGATACAACAATCGGTAAAATCGAAGGATATAAGAAATTTATCGAAAATCTCAGAGCTAGTATTAAAGAAAATTATGGTCATGATAAACTTTACGAGGATTCAGATAAATCATATTGGAATAAAGCTTCTGCGGCTTATGGTCAAATAACTAAAGTTAGAAATGCCATGAAGGCTGATTCAGAAGGTTCTCCATTGGATAATTTGTTTGGTGGAAAAACAGATTTAACAGAAGTTATAGAGCAGTTAAAACTTATCGTAACTGAGCTAGGTAAGGTTTCTAGTGCAGCTGCGGACATCAAAACATCTTTAGGTGAAGGAATTCAGTTAAATGATTCATTACAGCAGATTGAGACCTTAACTCAGAAAGTACAGGCTCTTGAAACAGAACTCACTTCTTTAAAATCTTCTACTCCTCTCCCGTCCTCTGAAACGAATCTTTCATCTGAATCTACGTCCATGGAACAGGTACAGCAGGCCACTAATCAGGCTGCGCAGGCAAAAGAAGATTTTGCGAAAGCTAATGCCGGTGTCCAGACTTCCGTAGATGAATCTAAGTCTCCTCTTCAACTCGAAGCTGAATTGATGAATCAGATTGCCGAAAGCGCAAAAAAAGCGGCAGATGCAAAGAAAGAATTTGTTGAAGCGAATGGCAAGGTTGCTGCAAGTGCGAAAGAAAGTAACGTGTCACTTAATTCTGATTTAACTTCTGATCATTCGGAAGTATCTGAACCAACTGGTATTAAAAAATATCAGAAAAAAGGATACAAAGCACATGATACTGGAAATCATGATAATGAGAAAAAGGTTGTAAACAAAAAAGAACTAGGCAATGCGCTAAAAGAATTACAATCTGAAATCATTGCAAATATTGACAGTGCTAATTCTTTTATAAAAGATATAACTGATTTTTATGATTCAAACGACAATCTTGTAAAGACGCAAATGAAAGTTCTTGACAAGAATGGCAGTATGTCCACTTATACTACTTCTTACAGTATGGATAAAGATGGAAATGCTACTGCTTGGACAAGTCATATTGATTCTCAAAAATTCAAGGATCAAAATCAATCATATCAAAATCAGTTAAAGACTATTCGTGAGTTATCTGCCGAAAAACAGAAATTACAAGAACAAGATCGAAAATCGGAAGTTAACCAGGCGCTAAAAGATCAATTATATGCCTACAAGCAAATTCAAAGTATTCGTGAAAAGATTGCAAATACGGATGACGAAAGCCTTATCTCAGAATTAACAGAACAGAAAAAAGTATATCAGGAACAATATCTATCTGCTACAAAAATTCTAAAAAATAATTCTGATTTATATGATTCCCAGAAACGTTTAAATGAGTTATTGCAGATTGGCTTAAAGACTACACAGCAAATTTCTGAGGAAGAGATTAAACGAAATACTAAATCTGACAATTCACTCGAAAAACAACTTCAATCTATGCTTAAGGGGCTTGATGACTATGAAGCTAAAATGCGTGATTTCAATAAACGCAAGACAGAAGATCGTAGTTCTGATTATACACAAGCCTTAACCACTTATCAGAAAGCTCTTAATGATTATCGCGAAGAATTAAATAAAGTAAAAAGGTCTCCTGAGTTAGTAGACGAGGCAGAGATCAAGAAGCTCAAATCCATGCGTGAGGAGCTGGATAAAGCTGCGACAAGTTTCAAAGGTATTGAAAAAGGTTCTTCTGCTATCTCTCGTGATAAGTTGATTACTAGAATTTCTGATTACATGAAGAAAAATACTTCTATGTCTAAGGAGTTCAAAGGTGAATTAGAGGGGTTAATTCAGAGACTTAAAGCGTTAGGTGCTAATGCTGATGTAACCAATATTGCTGATGAATTCTTCAAGGTATCACAACGAATTAGAGAAGCTGGTCAGGAAGGTAAGAAGTTTTGGGACATTGTTAAAGAGAAAGCTTGGTATGGACTGGCGGGAACGATTGGTACATACTTTGGACTGAATGATTTAATTCAGTATGGAAAACAGGCAGCTCAGACTGTTATTAATCTTGATACTGCTCTTGTAGACTTAAAGAAAACTACTACCATGTCTTCTTCTCAGTTAAAAGAGTTTTACTTTGATGCTAATGATGTAGCCAAGCAGATGGGTGTAAGCACTCAGCAGATTATTGAGCAGGCAAGCGCCTGGAGCCGTTTAGGATTCAGTACTCAACAGGCTTCTACTGAAATGGCAAAACTTAGTTCTCAGTTTGCTTCTATTTCTCCTGGCATGAGTACCGACAATGCCCAACAAGGCCTCGTTTCAATTATGAAGGCCTGGTCGATTCCTGTAGAAGATGTTAAAGAAGAAATCATGTCAAACATCAATCAGCTGGGTAATACAATGGCTGAAAGTAATCAGGATATTGTAGATGGTATGGAACGATCTGCTGCTGCATTAGCTGCTGTTGGTACGTCATATAAAGATGCCTTTGCGCTATTTTCAGGAATGCAAGAGGTTCTACAATCGTCAGAAAAAGCCGGTACATCCCTTCGTTCTGTGGCACTTAGACTACGAAGCTTTGATGAGTCAACAGGTGAATATTCTGAAGATTTACAAAATATCACTGGTAAATTAATTGATTTAACGAAGACAGCACAACATGCCCAAGGTGTATCTGTTTTTAAACCTGGTTCTACGACAGAGTTTAAGAGCCTTGTAGATTATTTCAGAGAAATTCATGATATCTGGGATGAAATGTCACAGAAGCAGCAAAATGACTTCTTATTACAGGCTTTTGGTCGTACACAAGCGCAAGGTGGAGCTTCACTTATCAAGAACTTCAGTGCTGTCGAAAAGGCACTTCAGGAAATGGAGCAAAGCGCTGGATCAAGTGACCGCGAGATGCAGGTTGTAGAGTCTTCTCTTGAATACAAATTAAACAGATTGAAAGAGACTTGGGTTGGGACAGCTCAGGAAATCATAGATCGTGGAGATTTAGGAATCGCAATTGACGGAATAACTAAGGTGTCAGAAGCTTTAGGCTTTCTGATTGAAAAAATCGGACTTGTAAAAATTGCGGGTGTTGGATTTTTAGGATTTCTTGGTAGAGATAAATTAAAACAACAATTTTGTCCTGTATAGTGGTGACGCTATATTGCAACGCCAAGTAAAATAAAGATGGGTTCCAAATATGGGAAATGTTTATAATAACATTATCGTTAAAGTATATATTGGTAACAATATACATGATTGTGTCGAAAGACGGGAAAAAGATAATGTTTGATCATATGCTAACCAATAATGCTAAGTGATCAGTTTGTAATAGGCATACAAACACAATTAAATAAAATCCGTAGCCAAGCTTACGAGTAGTGTGGAAACTACTCTCCTATTTTATAGGGTGAAGGCCAAACGACTGGAAGGAACGGTATCTCTCGTAGATACGGAAGGACAGTCTAGTTTCTATATAGATATTGGAGGATATCTAATAGTCTATGCTCGCTGGTAATCAGACCAGCAAGAATTATATTCGAGAAGTAGCATAGAATGAGATTGAATAAAATATAAAAATATAAAAAGGAGAATATAACTATGCCTGGTATGAAAGGTATATATCGAATAAATCCGGCATTATTAGGCAGTTTATTAGGATTTGGGATTGTTTTTCTTTTATGTTATTTTAAAATAATTCCAAGTACAACCCCTAGTATAGAAGCAAATGTGCTAATCAACATTGTATTGCGCCAATAATGCTTATTGTTTTCTTCTAATGTTTTATTTACAACTTTTAAATTCGCATTAGCTTTTTGAAGTTCTTCAATTTCTGACCTATCAGATTCTATAGTTTTACTGAGGACTTCAATTTGTGCATTTAGCTTCATGTTTTGGAAGCGAATTGATTCAATAGTATTTTTTAGTTCAGCAATTTTTTGATTAGTAATCTTCTGCTGCGTCACCATTGGATTTGCAATTTCAGGAATATATGGATCAATTTTCATTGATTTTTGTATTTGCTGCATTTGATAATTTTGGAATTCTGGGCTTTTAATGGATTCCGCAAATTTATTAACTTGTTCTTGGGTGAATAAATTATTATCTGCCATGACTATTCCTCTTCTTTCGTATAATGGCAATATTATAACATATGTTTTGAATTTATACAAAAACAAAAAAGAGAGCCGGTGGTCAGACCGACTCTCTTTAAGGAATAAAAAGAATAAATCGAAAAAAATAACCAAAAACGAGGACATATTCTATGGATATTATTGTACACGGTAAAAGTTAGCCTCGATCTCAATACTGCTATCTGGGTTAATCAGCAGACGCAGATTCTGCAGGTTGCCTGGATAAACAATAATCGATACAATTACAGCTGCTGTTACGCATGTAACAATATGTTTGATTAGTTTTGAGTTCTTCATTTTTCACCTCCCTTCTGTACTGGTAATACAAGAAAGGCGTGGTAATAACGGGAGAACTCCCAAAGAAGTGAAAACTCACTATAGAACGTCCTTTCTGGTACATGGTGTACCATTTTCGGTTCGTGTCGAAACACTACCACCGGCTCCTCGCCATCCAAATTACCGCAAGTGCATCCTTTGGTGGTTCTAAGGATATAATTCGGATATATCTATTATATCATCTATACATCAAAAATAAATCAGAACACACGTTTTCTGTCGAATAATATCGGCAATTTTTCAAAATATTTGCACAGAAACTATTTACATATTTTTAATATTATGCTACTTTGAAAATAGTAAAATATCATTTTTCAAGGAGGCATAGAAATATGAAAACATCATCAAAAGATAGAAATTTAGCCTGGATTAAAAATCAAGCTAAAAAAGGAAATATAGCTTTTGATCATAAGCTTCAGAGACCTACGGGACAATGGTCTCCACTGGATAAGTCTCTTCTTATCCATAGTCTTTTAATTGGATTCCCAATCAATCCTATTTATGTAATCGAAGAATATGGGAAGATTTATACAATTGATGGTTCACAAAGAACATCTACTTGTATTGATTATCTAAATGATAAATTTGCATTAAGCCAGAAAACACCAGATATTGTATTACTCAGCAACGATGAAGAAAATAAAACAGTAGAAACAACATATGAACTGGCAGGTAAAAAGTTCTCAAAGCTTGATCCAGAAGTTCAGGAAATGTTATTAACTTTATCTCTTACTTTCTGTACTATTAGCAATTATACAGATGATGAAGTAAGAGAAATGTTCCGCCGCCAGAATAACGGTAGACCATTAAATGCAAAGCATTTGCGAGTTGTATACGAAAGTGATCAGTTTAGTGATGCAATCTTCTCTCTTGCTACTCATCCATTTATGGAAAAAATGCTCACTAAAACACAGAGAAAGAATGGCTCGGATAGAGATTTAATTATTCAGACACTGATGTTAATCTGTACTGATAATGAGAACGACTATACTTCTTTCCGTAAGAATAATATTGATGCTTTCGTAGCAAGTCATGACGAAGAAGTATTAAATGAAGTCCCTACTTTAAAATTTGCATTAGATGAATTTGATACTAATTTCGAAGAATTAAAATTAAAAGCCACTACTATTCCAATGGTATTATATGCAGGTTGGCGTGTCTTAGATGAGCATAAATCATTTACTGAATTGGTAGACAAGATTAATGACTTCATCGGCGGATACGAAGAGAATGAAGAATACAGAGAATTAGCAAGTTCTGGTACAAGTGCTGCTGATAAAGTAAAAGGTCGTTTGAATTATTGGGATAATATTGTTAATTCAATTGAATCTGAAAAAAATATCGAACAGTAATCTTTTTTGGGAGAGTAGTCTTGACGGCTACTCTCTTTATTATGTACATACGTTCTGGTAGAATATTCCAGTTCCTTGATGTATAATAAATTAATCATACTATAGGAAAGTCAGAAAATGGAATCAATACTAACGGATAAATTAAGCAAAGTGCTCTTTCATGGAACACTAATGGATCGTGCAGAGAATATAATTAATAATGGAATAGATTTTAATAAGTTAAATATACATGCTGATTTTGGAAAGGGATTTTATGTCACAGATAGTTATGCACTTGCTAAGAACACTGCACTTCTTCGATACAGGCAGGAGTTATTAAAAAACACTAATGCATCTATACCTGTTGTTTTAAAATTGAAATTACAAAACGCAGATTATTCTAAATGGAAAATAAAAGAATTTAAAGGTGAAAATTTAGAATGGAAAAAATTTGTATGTACAAATAGGTGGTATGAAAAAGTTTTGGAAAAACATCCTGATTATGATCATAATACCAGTTCCCAGTATGATATTGTACTCGGTTTAACCGCTGATGGTGTAATGTCTGATATTGGTATAAAAATTAAAGAAGATCATTATGATTTATCAACTTCATTCTTAAAAGTAATACATCCTTTCAAAACAACTTATATGAAAACTATATGGGGCCAAAGTGTTCCTTTTGAAACGAAAGCGTATCAAATTTCTTTTCACAATAAAGATTTTATTGACTCTTGCATAAGATATAAGGGATGTGATATACTTACTATAGATGAAAAGGAGGAATGGTTATGAGTAAAAAAGATAAAGCTTCTTTTTATGCTTATCTTGTTAGTACAATAATTGATTTATATCATACAGACGAGAAATGTGCTTACAAAGCCATTTCTTTAGCAAATATGGATGCTGTCATTGAAAAATTTGGAAAATATGTAAATCATGATCCAATAGAAGTATGGGCTGAATCTGTATGGCAGTGCTATCTGCGGAAAACAGCATAAATATATTTGATAATATAATTAGATAGAGGAACGTGTAGCTAGTATGCTATCTAATTGAAATCGGCTATAAAGTGTGACGATTGATGCCGATTTAATATTATTCTCTAGGACTGGTGATTAGTTTTATAACCATGATCTCGCAGGGAAAAGGAAGGTTTGATCCACCTTCCTTTTTTGTTGATAAAATTATTTTGTATACTGCTCTTCTACTAATACATTACTACCACGTATATCCGCAGTTCTTGCATTTTTAAAACATAATTTTCACTAATGTTTTATAGCAGTCTTCATCAATACATATCAGTGATTTTTCACCAGTCCTTTTCCACTGAATCGCAACTAAATATTCTTTGGATTTTTTACCTTTTAAACCAGCAATTGCTCCAATACCACCAAAGAGTGCCACGCCTAAAGCACCCTTCCAAAAGGAATATTGGTCCTTGTTAGTTTCATCTATTACCGTGTAGGAAGAGATAACCGTTTTGTCAATGCTCCAGTGTATTACTACTTGTTTACTACTATACCCTATCTTTTCACCTTTATATCTTCCTTCTAAAACAACATTAACATCTCTCATATATACCCTCCAATATATGTTATTTTATTTACAATTATATCAGATAAAAAATTATATTCAATCTCATAAATAGAAAATTAAGGATGTTCGACAAACTATAACTTCTATTACGTCAGTTTTGCAAGAATTTGCAAAAACATCAATTGATGCAAGTAATTTTAAAGCTCCTCAATTAGAATTATTTAAAGATGTTGATTCTGACGAACTCAACAAATACATTTCCAAAATTCAGGAAATTAAAACAACTCTTGCAGAAATTTATTCTGTAAGTCCTAAAGAGCAATTTGGCATGGATATTGGTCAGTACCAAGATTATGCGAAAGCTCTTGAACAATTAACTCCTGCTCAGGCAGCACTAACATTATCTACTCAGGATCTTACCAACGAACAGATCATGAATACATTAGCATTAAAAACCAATGCTGATACTCATGAGAAACTGACGGTAGCAGAACAATATCAGGTTCTTGCCGATGCGGGATTACTGGCATCAAAAAAAACTGTTACTGCTGCTACTATGGAACAGACTTTACAAACAGTTCTTGGTTCTGATGCAGATACTTCTGCTATTGTAGCCAAGATGGGACTAAAAACAGCTACAGACGCAGAAGGCAACTCTACTGTTGTCTTAACTTCTAAAAAATTACAGGCTGCTGTAGCTTCAGGCACTTTGACCACAGCAGAAGCCGCACAAATCGCAGCAATTCTAGGTGTATCTGGTGCAATTAATGTTCAAACTGCCTCAGTTATGCCAAAATGGATTGCAATGATAACAGCGGCTACTAAGGCTATTTGGGCGGAAGTTGCTGCAACAGCAGCTTGGTTGACAACAAATCCTGTCGGATGGTGTGTTGCGATAGGCGCAGCACTCGGTTCAGTAGTTTTGGGTATATCAAAATATAACAAATATATTGATGAACTACGTGAAAAAACGCAAGCTTCTGCAGATTCTTATACCCAAGAATCTTCTGCCATTGATGAGTATATTGAAAGATATGAAGATCTACGTTCTCAGTTGAGTCTTGCTTTTGGCGATGAAGAAAAAACATATGAAATCAAACAGCAACTTTTTGAATTACAAAAAGAGCTTAATGAAAAATATGGTGATGAAGCTGGGAAACTTGATCTTGTAACAGACGCTTACAGAAATCAAATTGGCGAAATCAAAAATCTTAATAAAGTAAAAGCTGAAGAATATTTAAATGATCCTGATAATGCAGAGTCTTTAAGAATAGCTGAAAAGAAAATGACAAAAAAGAAGTCATTCAATCTTTCTAGTGGTGAAAATATAAATGGCTTAGATTCCAGTGAAGCATTAAAAGAAATTGCTGGAAAATACGAAGATCAGGGTATAAAGATTAATTCCATTGGAGAAGATCAATTTCAGCTTAGACTTGAAGATGTTGATCCAGAGCAAGCATATGATACACTTAATAAGTTTATTACAGATGTTCGAAATAAAGCAAAAGAACTTGGTGATGAACATATTTTTGATGATGTTATCACCCTTTCCGATAATGCATTAAAACAATCAAAAAATACTATCGATGATTGGGGAGATATTTTTAATAAGAAACAATTAGCTGAAATTGCAGAAGATGATAAAATGTCATCTAGTATGGAAAAAGCTACAGACTCTGTAAAAAAATACAATGAGGCAGTCTTAAAAAGTGCAGACCCCTTCAATGATGAAGATGTAGTAAATGCATACAAAAATATGCAGGCGCAAAAAGAACAGCTTCTCAGTTCAGAAGATTGGCAGAATTATGGGAAAGTTATTGACGATGTATTTTCTCAGGCAAATGCCTCTTCTTATGAATTTTATCAGCATTTAAAAAACGACAACGATTTAGCGTATGCCGGTAATCAATTAAAAGGTATGACTGATACAGAAGTTAAAGCCTTAATGGATTCTGGTGCGCAGATCGATGTCTTAAGTAAGAAGTATGATGATGCCGCTGATAAGAAAAGTGCTATTGAAACGCTTAAGAAAGCAGCAGATAAAGCAGGTAAGAGTATCGATGAAGTTGTAGATGACTTAGTTAAGCTTGGTTATGTGTCAGGTAATATAGGAAAGGAAACAGAACAAACATTCTCTCCTCTTTCCAAGCAGGATATGATTTCCGAAATTAATGGTTTGTCAGAAGGCTTTGAAGAGCTTGATAAGATCATGACATCCATGAAGGATAAAGATAAGAAATTTGACTACTCTCTTCTGGATGATAAGAAATTTAAAGATAATTTCAGTGGATTTACTGAAGAATACAATGCTTTTATAAACGCAATCACCAATAGTCCTAAAGATGTTACGGCTTGTCAGAGCGCGTTTGATAATCTTACTTCTGCCTTTATCTATAACTCAAAAGTCATTAAAGGTCTAAGTGATGATAACGCTGATGTAGCAAAACAATATCTTGAACTGATGGGTGTTCAAAATGCTGATCAAGTTGTTACTTCTGCCCTTGCTCAAGTACATGCCGAAGCTGCTTGGAATGCGCAAGATTTATCAAACGCAACTTATGATGAAATTGCAGCTTTAGCACAAGAAAGCGAAGCAACAGGTGATGGGCAAAAGGCATTTGAGCTTTACCAAGCAAAAAAAATTCTTGCCGAAACACCATTTGATCCTCTTGCAAGTATTGAAAATTTAAAAGCTATTGTTAAAACATTAGGAATTGCAAGTGATGCATGGGTTGGTTATTATGCTGCCATGAATCGTATGAAGCAGATTTATGATAGTGGTGAGACTTCATACAATGAAGATGGAAGTATTGTGTCAAATCAGGAACTTATTGACCAGTATAAAGATATTGCAAAAATACGTGCAAATCAGTTACAAGGTGAGATTGATGCACAGTTAAAGAACGTCCAAGTCAGCAACTATACTGGTCCAAAGTCTACCAATCCGCAAAAGGGTTCATCAGGTTCCAAAGGTGCCAAAGATAACTCAACAATCGACTGGATCTCCCGCAGTGCCGACTTATTAGAACGTGAAAGTAAGCGTCTGGAAACCGCATTACAGGATACATGGACAGCGTATACAGGTTTATCTGAGGAAGATATAGAACGTGTACAAGAACTGTTCAATATGCCACTTTCACCAGACTCTAAAGAAGTAGATGAACTGATGGACTATGCAAGTAAGCTTGGTATATCCATTGGTGAACTGCAAAAGTTATCTGAGAATGGTGGGCTGGAATCCCGTCAAAGTATTCTCACAAAGCTGATCGAAGCTGACAAAAAGAGCTTAGAGCAAGCAAAACAGTCACTTGATTATTATGAAAATTCATATGAAGATCTTGTATCTAAAGTACCAGAATACAGAGATAAGATTGAGCATGGTGGAATTGACATTGAGACTTTCACTGGAGACCAGAAAACTCTGATAGAAAATGCAATGAAAGCATTCGACAGCTGGAAAGATTCAGAAGAAAACGTCAAAGAACTTCAAAAGAAAATCCGTGATGAAAAGGGTACATACTATGACAACATTGTAGATAAAGCTACCAAAGAAAATGAGAAGCTTGCTGATGCCAATGATCTAATTCAGAAGCAAATTGACCTGTTAAATACTCAGGGTGCTATTGTATCTGCGGATATGTACGAAGAAATGATTTCCAATACAGAGGATCAGATTGACACCTATCAGCAGATTTTACAGGCTAGGCAGGATGAACTTGCAGACAGTATGGAGCGAGGTCTGGAACCAGGCACAGAAGAATGGTATAAACTTGTATCTGCTGTTATGGAAGCCAAGGGCAATATCAAGGACCTTGAAAAAGCACAGGCTGAATACGAAAAGCAGCTCCGTGAACTTCCTGTAACCAATCTGGAAAAGCTTGGAAATATCTACCAGTCTATTCTTGATACAATCCAGAACTGGGGTGCTGAAATGGAAGCCTCCGGCAAGACTTTGGATGCTGACTACTATCAGAAACTCATTAACAATGCTAATACTTCTATCTCTAATTATAAGGAAGAAATTGAAGCTATCCAGGATGTCATGGAGGACTATAATCCTGGTACTGACAACTGGAATGAGATGAATGATAAGTTGCAGCAGTGTAACTCTTCTATCTCTTCTCTTGTACAGAACATGCATAAGTGGAATGAAGAGCTACTAAAACTTCCTATTGATAAGATCTCCGATGCATCTGACTCTCTGAGCAAGATTGTTGATGGACTGAATGACGTTAAGAGTGAGCATGAGACTGTCATTAGTGCTGTAACAGGTGCTATCAGTGATGAAATTGACCGTCTAAATGATGAGAAGGAAGCTTACGAGGACACAATCAATCACCAGAAGGAAGCTCTGCAAGACAGAATGGACTTACTGGACAAGCAGAATGAGAAGCTGAAACTGCAAGCTCAGTATGAACAGGCACTATATGATTTATCAACAGTCACGACTCAACATATAGATAAAGTGGTTCGTGAGGGTGAAATCACCTACGAGTCCAATGCTGATAATCTTCGCAATGCAGAGGAGTCTGTACAAGATGCCCTTGCTGCATTAAAGAAGCAGGAACTTCAAGACCAGATGGATGCCCTGGATGATGCTTTAGATGATTACAATGACAAGTTACAAGATACTCTAGATTCTTTACAGAAAATCAGTGATAAATGGTCTGAAATTGCATCCAAGAAGGAACAAGCAGATAACGAAAAGACTGCCACTGATATTCTGGGTAAAGATTGGAAAGACAAGGTTCTAAGCGGCAATGACGCTGATATTTTCCAGATGTTTAGCAAGCTGTACTCTGATAACGTAGACCAAATCAATAAGTATCAAGAACAGATTGATTCTACAGAACATATCTCTTCTCTAATCCAAGAATATATTGATTCCTATAAGGCAGGTACTCTTACTTATGAAGAAGCACAGGCAGGTATTCATGATCTCGTATCACAGATGAACCAGAAAATGTCTGCTATGGATAATCTACAGAATATCTATAATTACATGGGTAAGGTATATGATACTGCCGCAGATGGTAATTCTGTATTTGCAGGTATCCAGAAAGCATTTTCTGAATCTGGCAACCAGCTAATCGCTTCACTGGAACAGTATCAGGCGAATGCAGGTCTTATCTCTGAGTCTATGAGCAGTTGGCAACAGCTGACCAATAATGTAGAAAGTATCAAGGATATTCTGGAAGATGTAAAGGATAATTTGAAAGATACAGAACGTGACAGAGATGATGACAAAGATTCTGGAAGCAAGAGTCATGTAACCGGCAAACATTCTTCTAAGAGTGTATATGGTAGCTCCGGCTTTTCTGCTGAAAAACATCATAGTGGTGTATTCAGTGGTGCTGTGGGTAGTTCTTCTGCTGACAAAACAGATAAGATCAGAGTCGTTGAAGCCGAGAAACTAGAGCCAAATGAGATACCGGCGGTGCTTGAACGTGGGGAAATGGTCTTTACTCCTGAACAGATGGAAAAGCTTGTAGCAAGTTTTAGTGCTACGGCATACGTTCCTGATAATTCATGGATAAAGAACATGTATCCTTCTGCTACTGTTAATACAAAGCCGAATGTAGTTAATGTTTCAGTTGGTGATGTGAAACTGACAGATGTAAGAGATGTGGACGGTTTTGCCAAGGCTATGGGTAGAGATTTTGTTCCGCTTGCAAGACAGGCGTTGGCAAGATTTTAAGACTATAAGGGAGTAGTTTTATGCTACTCTCTTATCATAAATATTGGTTGAAAAATTTCCTATATTGTATATACTGTAAGTAACAAAACAACATTCAAACATATTTTGCTTGATATTTTTGTGATTTATGGAGGCAACAGTATGGGAAACGAAGACAACAAAAAGAAGGATAATACTAAGAAAAAGGTATCATGGAGACCAATTATTTTCTCAAGAGAACCTAAGAAAGAAAAACCTATAGATGTAGATAAAATGACGGGACAAACTGGCAATAATACTAATCAAGGAAGTCAGGGAACCCCATGATGAAGGAGTTGGAAATTATAAATACAATTAATGATATTATAAATATTCTTCCGGTAATTTTTCAATATGTTGTTCCAGGATATTTCTGTATATCTTTTTATTCATTTTTATATGCAAAAAAGCCTAGTGAAAACTCATATATATGGAAAAGCTGTATTATAAGTTTTGTATTATTATCTATAGTACAATTTTTAAGACTTGTATCGCCGTTCAATATAATACCAAATAACCCATTTTTAAATGTATTTGCTAGTATTGTATTAGGGATCGTCTTAATAGGAATTATTTATTGTCTATTGGCGCAAGAATGGTTTCAAAATCTTATTACCTTTTTATTTGGTAAATCTATATTTGAAAATGTTTTAGATTACGCTATAGATTATGAGGAAGGATCAAATGTAAAAGTATATCTCAAAAATAAGAATTATTACATAATGGGTCATTTTAAATTCTGTGAAGAAAAAGGTGAAGATTCCTGGATCGTAGTAAGTGCCTTTAGCAAACGTGAAGTTGCTTCAAATTTACTGTGCGCAAACGAGCCAGACCACACAAATGACAGTGATGTAAAAATGATTGTTAGATTAAAAGATATTGAATATATGGAAATATTTTAAAGGGTCAGATTTATTCTGGCTTTTTACTATAAGAGGGTATCCAGAAATGGGTACTCTCTTCTTTGATTTAAAGGAGAATTTATGGAAAATTATACAGAGATTTTTAAGAATGTTATTTCTATGGTGCAGGAAATGATTAGCAAATCTATCAACAAAGCCGCCTATGACAAGACATTCCGAGCCATTGTTATAGATAAGAAGAAAGATGGCGTATACGAAATTGAATATAAGGGTAAGCGCTACAGTGCCAGATGTAAAACGCCAGTAGAAACAGGTAAGATTGTTACTGTATGTGCGCCGCAGAATAAGTGGAATGAGCTGTATATTCAGAGTGATGAAGTATTCTTTGCCGGGGAATTGAACGCAGGAAGTGCATTAGACGCAATTAATCAACTCAAAGAAGGTTATGGACAGTGTGGATCTGTACATATTACTGCTTGCACTTATCAGAACGTTTCTATTCCCGAAGGCTGGTATAACTTCTTATGGATACCTCACAGAAATGGTGGCAAAGAAAGAGATAATTTTAATTATGGTACTCTGACACTATATCCTATGAATATGACGGGGAATGTGTACGTGATCCAGTATTCCCAGGGAAATATTAGTATGGTGAAGGTACTGTAAAGAAAATAAAATAAAGGGTGGTGAAATATGTATGCGATTATAAATCCAATAGAACCATTTGACAGGTCGGTTGGTTCTACTATTAGTTTTACATGGAATGGAAACCAGATTTTTAAAGTTCGATGTAAAATCAAATTAAATTCTTCTGGTGAAGTCGTTTATGACGAAACAGTATCTTCTATGAAGAAAGAGTATGTAATTCCAGCTGATACAGATTTGGTGAATGGTGAATATTATGTTGCTACGATCACTGTCTTTGATGCTGATGATAATGAATCAGACGAACAGGATATTGGAACTCCTTTCTACTGCTTCTCTACTCCTTCTTTTTCTTTGTCTGTAGTAGATGATACCGTTATTAAAGCTTCTGAATATGAATTCACACTCTCCTACTCTCAGAGTGAGGATGAGGCATTAAACTCCTACGAAATAACTTTATGTTCTTACCAAAAGAACGTTTTACAAACGACAAATACATTATATGACACTACTTCTATGAAAGCTATGTTCACAGGTTTGGAAAATGCTACCGATTATTATATCAGAGCAACCGGTACTACTCTTCATGGAATGATGCTGGATACTGGTTATATCCATATTGTTGTTGCTTACAAGAAACGACATATCATGTCTGTTATCGAAGCCAATAACTTACCCAAAGTTGGTGGCGTGGAAATCAGAAGTAATATCGTGTCAATTGAAGGTTGGTCTGATAAACCAGTAGATTATACCCATCCTAGCGGTGCAAATGTATTTGATAATAGAATTGTCTTCGACTCTGGTTTTGTAGTCGAAGGTGACTTCACAAAAATCTTTGTAATCAAAAATCCTTTTATAAATAAAAGTATTATTAAATTCCAGGATGAAACTGGAACAAATATTGCAAATGTGTATTACAGAGAAGGCGAATATGCTTCTTCAAATGGTAAGGCAGCATATTTTGAATTGCAGTCAGCCTTTTCAGGATTTGCACAAGTTGCAATGAGTAACTTTGTTACACTTCCTACAGATAATCAGAGCTTTGTTCTATATATCGTTCGTGTAGGGAATTATTATGATTTACATTTGGTCTTAATTGAAGACTCAGAAAGTGAGGGATAGGCATGTTTTTAGGATTAACATATGCAGGCGATACGGACTCTGCATCTTCTACTCTCTCACAAGATAATCAGGTCGATGTTCTTGAAATCAAAAATGCACACTTTGATGTTATTCTAGTTACGAATAAAATATATGATACCTTTGATGGAACGTTTGATACAACATGGACTTTTGATACCAGATTGTATACCAAATTAGAAGGAAACCTTTATGGTGGCAATGTAAACTTTACAGAGTCTATTGTAGAGCAAGTTCGTATCAAAAAGAAAACTTCTAAAGATTCTAAATTCCAAACTATTTTTGAGAAGCCAATTAATACAAAGGAAGACTTGGCAATCGAATTTATTGATTATCTTGAACCAGTAGATGAAGTGGAATATGCTTATGTTCCTGTTATTTCTGGTGCAGAAGATAACTATATTACCAATTCTGTTAAGTCTAAATTCGACTATTACTTCTTGGTTGATAACGACACATCTTATCCATGTATCTTAAATGTGGTTCGCAGTGATACATACAATTATGGCGCTACTGCCGTTAAGCCATTGAACAGGAAATATCCTATTACAGTGGTAAATGGTATCACAGGTTATAGGAGTGGAACATTTGAATGTATCTTCTTGAACTTGCCTTGTGATGGCATAGAGAATGATGGATTACTTCCGTACCAGTACAGAGACAAGATTATTCAGATGCTTACAAATGGTCAGCCGAAACTCATCAAGTCATACGAAGGTGAACTCTTTATGATCAACATTACAGATAATATTGAGGAGTCTGAACGTCAGGCTGTTTATGATGGAAGTAAGAACTATGAATTGGTAACAAATAAATTTAGTTGGGTTGAGTGTGCAGACCCATACGATGCAAAAGAATTAAATTATAACGGATTTACAGATGTTACGACATTTTAGAAGGGAGGAGTTATATGATTGTAACGCAAGATGATATAGATATTTTGCGACAAGGTTCGCAGACAATCTATCTAAAAGTTGAGTTATGTGATTCCTCTCTTAAAATTCTGGATTCTTTGACAGGTGTAATTCTCACCGATTCTTATTCTGTAGATAATTCCTCTCAGCAACGAAGATCATACACTTGTGATATTGCAATTACAGATTCTTCTTTTGATATTGGCCCCGATAAAAAAATCTGGCATAACAAAAGACTTCGTGTTTACTACGGAGTATGGTCAATTAAGCGAAGAAAAACTATTTGGTATCGCATTGGCACATTCGCATATACGGACATGAAATACACATTTTCTCAGACTGAGAGAAAGCTTTCACTCTCCTGCAGTGATCTAATGTCCTTATATGATGGAACTCTAAATGGCAAAATGCCAGGATATGGTTCTACCAATTCAGGCGATGGTAATACAGAAATTGTTGCCGTTACAGGTTTAAAGATACCGGCGGGTGAAGATATAAGAAAGTCGATCATTGCTACCTTGGATGCGGCAGGTATCACTTCTTATGTTGTAGAGGATATCGAGAAAGAAATTCCTTATGACTTGGAGTTTAATACAGGTGCGAGTTATGCGGATGTATGGAAAGAGATTTGTGAGCTTTATGATAGTTGGGAATACTTCTTCGATGCAGATGGTGTATTTACTTGGAGAAAGATCCCTACTTGTTTAGATGATCCTGTTATTTTATCTGATGACATTATGCAAGATATTGTTATCGATGAGAACCCTAGTCTTTCACTCACAGGTATTTATAATGTGACAGAAGTATGGGGAAAGGTATTGGAATTAAGCAATACAGATCGATATGCTGAGACTTGTACATACGAAAATAATATATATAAGGTAGACTTCACTGAATATGAGAAATGGGAAGACTTGGATAATCTGACCATGATTGCTATAAAAATTCCAGCTGAAAATGAAGCAAGCCCTCAATTTACAATCGGTAACTTCTCTCCTATTCCTATAGTTGACGGCAATGGGAACGCTCTAACAGAAAAGGTACTGAGCAAAGATACCGTCTATGTATTCAGATATAGAAGAATGACCGTAGATGAGTCTAATAATATTGTAGCTTCTCTATATCTTCTTGGACAATATCAGTGTAAAGGCAGGTATGAAGAGACATCTAAGGATTGTCCTTTCTCTACTACTAATCTTGGTTATGAGATTGTAAATCCTGTGGATTATAGCAATCTGAGCGATGATGCTGCTTGTTATAATCAGGCTGAGTATCTTACATATAAGTCTACTGCAATGATGGATACGATCAATCTGAATACTCTGGTCGTTCCGTGGATCGATGTCAATATGAAAGTGGAATATACAGCGCAATATAATAAGAAGAAAAACCAATATATTATCAAAAATTTTTCATGGTCTTTCGGATCTGGAACAATGTCTGTAACTCTTTATAAATTCTTAGAAGATTTTTCATACGTATATAACCGTAAAAATAGAAAGTTGGTGAACAATAATACATGAGTGAAACAATAACACAATACGAGCAGTATCCTCGTAGTCAATTTCCAGGACAGGTTGATAACTGGGATAATATGCAGGATATCAATTCTCTTACTGCTCCGCTTGCTTTAGCATACAACAATTTAATTCAGGAAAAGAAATATACAGAAGCTGCTAAATATCTTTCTGCATATCCTGAATTAGATCGTATTTTATTCAATGCACAAAAATTTAATCAGCTGATGGACGGAATTAAAGCTGTCCAGCAATTTTTCAAAGATGATGTAAAAACATATATCAATGGATTATCAAATGCTACCATTGGCATTGATGATAATTTAAATATGGGCGATGTTGGAGCCGATACAAATTCTTATTCTATAACGAAAATTCATAATTTATTAAATCCAGAAGTCATTACAAATACCACAGACCTTGATAATCTAAAAGGTTATGGTGATGGCTGTAACAAATTATATTGTTGGGATGAAAGCACAGCAAATCTATTAACTCATCTTCCACCAACATATCCTGCGAGTACAGCTGGTATCCTTCATGTAATTAGAAGAGGCGATCTTTTTTTACAGGTAATTTACACTAATGGGAAAATCTTTTATCGTACTGCATTAGCTTCTAATTCTTGGTATGAAATATTTGATTACAATCGTCTTTTAACAGTTACCCTTAAAACTTCTAATTGGTCTGGCGATTCTGCCCCATATTCTCAAACAATATCTGTTCAAAATTTAAGAAGCACTGATAATCCTCTGGCTGTGAAATTGCTGAAAGATGGCGCAACTGTTACAGAACAAAAAGCATACAACAAGGCTTTCAGCTTTTTAGCAGCAGGTACAAACATCATTGCTGACGGGGAAATTACATTCAAAGTTTACAAGAAACCCGTGATGGATTTTACAATTGGATTGAAAGGAGTTTAGATGTCACAAGTTTTATTTTCTGGTGGTGACGGTAATGGCGTCTATTCTGAGGACTGTACTGCTACTGCTAATGATATTTTAAAGGGAAAGACTGCTCTTTTTAACGGATCCGATGATGAGGTTGTGGAGGGCACACTTGAACTGACTGGAACTGCAGTTGATAATCAAGTTCTTGCTGGAAAAACTTATTATAGTACAGATGCTCATACAAAAAGAACCGGAACTATACAATCACAGCCTGGTTGGACCCCTATTCCATCAACAGCCCAGCAGATACTTGATTGTAAAGGCAAATACATGACAGAGAATGTTGTTATTCCAGCTTTTATTATGCCTTCTGCTAATGTTATAAAAGCAGGTGCAACAGTATCAATATACGGGCAAAGTGTTACTGGAACTTGGGAAGGATATACACCTACTACTGAGTATTTCTGGAAGGCTACACCGGGCGGTAACAGTAATGTAGGCGGTCTTGTTGGAACCGGAAATTTGGGGTTTGGTAGCCTGGGACAAGTTTATTCCGACAGTAATGCTTCTAATAATACATTATCAACTCCTACGATGATTAATTTAAGAAAATATAGTCGTATTTTCGTACACATCAGTAAAAGCGAGCCTTTTGAAGATGCAGGCGTTGCCATATACGCAAGATATGCCAATGGGCAAAGAGCGTTGATGCGCAGCTTTATGCATTACTCAACAGATGGAGCATTCTACTACTATGACTATAATGCTTCTTGGTGGGCAACATTAGAGCTAGTGTTTACGTGCCAGGGAACAGGTCTGTGGCAGTGGGGCATTCAGTATATAGAATAATGAAAGGAATTTAATTTATATGGGACAAATATTATCTTCAGGATGTGGAAGTTATACAGATTTAGATTCGGTAACTGCTTCTGCTGATGATGTTTTGGAAAAAAAGATAATTATTGATAAAGATGGAGATCCTGTTGTTGGAACTATGAAAAATATTGGTGCTTACGATACTGCTGTTTCAGTTACAGCCAATAGTACAGATTTATACTTAAGAATGCATAATGGAGCACATGTTACCAATACAATTTCTGGGTATCCAGAAATTTCCTGTACAAACGCCTCTGCACTTAATGCAATGGGAATTCAGTCTATGGCAGGTGGAACTTATACTCCTGGTGCTTCTCAGCAGACGATTGCTTGTACAGGTAAAAGAATGACAAGTGATATTATAATTCCAGGATTTTCCATGGCGCCAGCCAATGTTATTAAAAAAGGTGTAACTATTAATACCTATAATCAAAGTGTTACTGGTACATGGGAAGGATATACACCTACTACTACATATTTTTGGAATAGTGGAAATGTAGGTGGCGTTGTCGGAAAAGGACAATTGGGATTCGGAAGTCTTGGACAAGTATATTCTAACGATAGCAGCCAAGTTTCAAATACACTTACTACCCCATCTATGATTGATTTGAGAAGATATACCCATGTATTTGTAGATATTGCAAAGTCTTCGGCGTTTTCAAGCGCAAGTGTTGAAATTTATAGAATAGATTCTAGTGGCAATTCGAGGTTGTTATGTACTTTTTATACAACATCAGGCTCATATACACGAATGTCTTATCAATATGATGCTTCAAGGCAAGGAAAATTAAAATTAGTATTTACACAACAGGGAACTGGTATTTTAACTTGGGGTGTTCAAGCAGTTTAAATTTAAGGAGAGTTTATATGAAAGCTTTAGTAATTTATGATACGACTGGAAAAATCTGGTCAATTATTTATGGAGAAGAAAAAGCTCCACAGGGATTATTATCTATATTTGTCGATGTCCCGGATGGAGCAACATTAGATAAAATCGATGTAACTGATGCAAAAAATCCAAAACCTATTTTTAATTATCTTCCAGAATCAGATATTGGGAAATTAAAAAAACAGGTGTCTGATTTAGAAGATCAGCTTACAGAAGCACAGCTGGCACTGACTGAACAGTATGAAACAAACCTGTCTCAGGATGATGAAATTACAAATACTCAGTTAGCATTAACAGAGTTATACGAAATGAAGGAGGCTTAATTATGGCAAGTTATATGGCAACCGTATATGCGGATTTAATCCGTAAAGGTAAAAAAACAATTAATGAAGTACCGGAAAAAATCAAGGCAGAAGTTGAGGCAATCTTAAATGCTTAACTTACTGCTTATTTTTATGTCCAGAAAGGAGAAAGAAATTATGGCAGTTATCTATGCAACTCTTATTGTAAAAGGAAAGAAAACATATAAACAGGTTCCAGACAAGATCAAACCACAGGTAAAACAGGTGTTAATCGATCTGGAATGTGAAGATTTAATCGAAGAATAATTATTCAAGTCCTGCATCTTCAACGGTGTAGGACTTTTTCTAAAATAACACGTAAAGAAAGGAGCACTTATGGCTTTATCTTTTTGTGAGTCCTGTAAGAAACAGACTCAACAGATGAAGTCATCTGCTACTACTACCTCAGTTAATCTGAGTACATATAGTACAGATGATATTAAACCTGTCGCATTGGCAGCAGATGCAGATGTATCTTTCACCAAAAGCGACAAATATGTGTGGTATAACAACTACACGGATGAGAAATTATCATATATAGATGAACAGAAAAATATTACTGTAGATAGTTCTCAGATTAATATTTCTCAGGAAGAAAACTCTCAGTTTATCCCTTTTGAAATGGACAGATATTATGATGGTATCGACTTAACAGAGATGTTAATTCAGATCCATTATATCAATAAAAACAAAGAGGAAGATTATGATAACGTAGTCAACTGCCAGTATAGCGCAGATAAAATTCGTTTTGCTTGGCTTGTTGACAAAGGCGTTACATATCTTCCAGGTGACATCACTTTTGAAATTCGTGCTACTGGTGTGAACGAAAAAGGTGACAACTATTGTTGGATTTCAAGACCTAATGGCAAGCTGAACGTCATGGAGTCTTTGACGGGAAACGGTATTATCAAACCTGACTCTGACTGGTATACAGGTTTCATTAATACCATGAACTCCAAAATCAGCGAAGCTTCTGCTTATGTTGACCAGGCAAATGCGGCTGCTACTAGAGCTGAGACCGCAGCCAATAATGTAGAAACAGATATCGCAGACTTAACCAATACAGTAAAGACTGAGGTTATGAACACTGTCACTGATACACTTTCTACCTATTATAATAAGGAAGAAGTTGATCAGCTGATTGAAAATATTGATGTCTCAGACCAGTTGCAGGATGTATACAAAAAGATTGACAGTATTGATGGGCTGGCAAAATTTAATGTGGAATATACAGAATCCACTTCTACTCTCTCCTTCTACAATGGAGAAGAGAAAATCAAAGACATTAAGATTAACACCAATCCAACTGCGGAATGGGTGAATTCTTATAATCAGATTGTTGATGGAAAAATCACTACTGCTGTAAGTCCAGTTTCAGAAGCATTGACTTCTTATAAACAGGAAAATGATGCAAAAGTTTCTGCCCTTGATAAGAAAATTGGTAATATTCCAGAATCCTTACAGACAGATTATTATAAGAAAACAGATGTTGATGCACTATTAGATAAGAAAGCATCTTCTTCTGACTTTACTTCTCTTTCTTCTACTGTAAATGCCATTGAACAGACTGCAAATGCAAATAAAAAGAATGTTACCACTCTCTCAGAAAAGGTTGTTGAACTTGAGACAAAGGTAGATAACATCGGAGAATTAGATGATGTAAAGACCTATGATGCAACTTATGAAGATGAGAAGTTCACCTTATGGGAAATCCAGCACGAGGGTGACGATGAAAAGGAAGTCCGTACTGCAAAGTCCAGTTTCAAGATTACTGGCGGTTCAGGCGGTGGTGGAACTACTTCTACTTTAAAGATTGAGTATGTGACCACTTCGCCTGTCGTTATTACTACAGAAGGAAAGGCAATTATCAAATATAACTTCTCAGGTGTTGACTCTTCAGGCGACCAGGTAACAGAAGGCACTTATACTTGGAAAATCGGAAGCAGAGTTATCGCTACTGGCACTGCCATCGGTGGAGAAAATACTTTTGATGCCACTCAGTACGTTTCTACTGGCTCTCAGAAATTACTGTTAAGTATCGTGGATGATGCCGGTACTTTAGTAACTAAATCCTGGACAGTTCAGGTTCTTGATGTTCGTATTGAATCCTCTTTCAATGACAAACTGACATACAATATTGGACCAGTATCATTTGACTATACTCCTTATGGTGCGTTGGATAAGACAGTCCATTTCTGGGTAGATGGTAAAGAACTGTACACTGTTGAAACGAGAATTTCAGGTACTCCAATATCCTATAATATCGCTGCACAGGAGCATGGAGCACATCTTGTAGAAGTATATCTTACAGCTGAGGTTAATGGAGAAACCATTGAATCTAACCACATTAAGAAGGATATTATCTGGTATGATCCGACAAGTGACAAACCTGTTATTGGATGTATACAGCAGACTCTTGATGTACAGCAGTATGATACTGTAAATATCGAATATACCGTTTACGATCCGACTACAGAAAGTCCTGTAGTAACTCTTGCTGTTGATGGTAAAGAGGCATCTACTCTTACATTGAATTCCCATACACAGGTATGGCAATATAAGCCAACTGAAATCGGAAACCATGTACTGACAATTACTTGCCGTGGTATCGTAAAGACTATCAATGCTACTGTAGAAAAACTGGATATTGATGTAGAACCAGTAACTGCAGGTCTGGTGTTTGACTTTAATCCTGTTGGTAGATCCAATAACGATGCAAACAGATTATGGTCTGACGGTAATGTGGCTATGACTGTATCTGAAAACTTCGACTGGGCAAACGGCGGTTGGCAGATTGATGAGAACGGCGATCAGTATTTCGGAATTAAAGCCGGTACAAAAGCCACTATTTCTTACAATCTTTTTGCTGATGACGCACGTAGAAATGGTAAAGAATTCAAGTTTATTTTCAAAACTACTAACGTAGCAAAAGCAGATGCTACCTTTCTGTCTTGCGAATCCACAGGTATCGGATTACAAATGAATGTACATGAAGCGTATATTAAATCTTCTGCAAAATCTCTGTATGTACCATATAGCGAAGAAGACATTATTGAATGGGAGTTTAATATCAATAAGGACACGGATATTCCGATTGTCATGGCGTATGAGGATGGTACTCCTGGTAGACCAATGAGCTATACATCTGATTATTCTTTCACACAGGAAACACCTGCTCCGATTACTATCGGTTCCGATGACTGTGATGTTTTAATTTACAGAATGAAAGCTTATAATACAAGCCTTTCTTCTCAGGCTATTCTGACTAATTTTATCTGTGACGCAAGAACTGCAACAGAAATGATTGATCGTTACAAGAGAAATCAGATTTATGATGAAAACCAGTCTCTTACCCCTGAACATCTTGCTGAAGCTTGTCCTGATATGCGTATTATTATGATTGAGGCACCATACTTTACAAACGACAAAAAGAACTTTGTGAAGAATACTTCTATGGAATGTATTTATAAGAATGGTGATCCAACACTTGATAACTGGAAGTATGAAAACTGCTATCATGCAGGCCAAGGCACTACTTCAAACGAGTATGGTCAAGCAGGAAGAAACATAGATGTTATTTGCTGTGCAGATGGTATACATCAGATTAACAGTAAAATTGATCTTGATCCAGATTATAAAACAAAACTTACATTAGGAGATGGAACTGTTATTGAAGACGGAACAGGTAAAATTTCATTAACAAGAAATTCTATTCCAAATAATTGGTGGAATTTTAAATTAAATATCGCCTCTTCCGATATGGTAAATAATGCTTACTCTCAGAATCGTTACAATACATATCTTCCATATTCCACTCCTGCTACAAGGAGAGATTCCCGAATTAAGAACGATATGGAATTTGTGAACTGTGTTATTTTCATCAAAGAAAATGATCCTGATGTTTCTACACATAGAGAATTCCAGGACTGCGAATACCATTTTTACGGGCTTGCAAATATGGGAGATTCAAAAAAAACCGATATCAGTAGAGCTTATGATCCTGACGATATGAAGGAATTTTGCATTGAAGTAAGTGATAACACTCTTCCAAACTCTACTTATCAGACTGGTGTAACTAACTTAGATGGTACTATAAAGTATCCAATTAGTAAGACTGAATGGGCAAGTGGTAATACGGCTTATGATTCTTTATATAATAATTGGGATGGTTCTTTTGAGTTCAGATATGATTGTTGTGGAGATTCAAAAGATGGACAGTCAATTTCTTCCGATGAAGAAAAAGAGAAAATCAGAACAAATAATCGTCAAATTTGGCGTGACTTCTATGAATTTGTTATTACTTCTACTGATGAAGAATTCGTAAATAATCTTAAAAACTGGTTTATTGTAGAATCAGCAACTTATTTTTACCTTTACACTCTTAGATATACAATGATTGATAATCGCGCAAAAAATGTATTCTATCATTGGGCGAAACATTATATCACAACTGAAGAAGCCTCTGAAATGGGAGATAAAGCGAATTATTATATTATTGATGATGCGGCGGCTAAAATTAACAATGGCTATCGTTTTGACCTGTGGGATTATGACAACGATACAGGCTGGGGAATCAATAATAGTGGCGAGCTTACTATGACTTATGGCAAGGAAGATACTGATTATCGTACAGAAGGAGATCCATCTTCTGGTTATGTTTTCAATGCTGCTGAATGTGTATTTTTCTGTCGTATTCGTAATCTTATGGGTTCACAGCTTCGTACTATGTATGCTTCTTGTGAGTCAAAAGGATGTTGGAGTGCGACATCTCTGATTAATCAATTCGATTCTAAGCAGAACGAATGGTGTGAGGAATTATGGAGACTTGACTATGTTCGTAAATACGAAAGAACCTATCGTGATGGCAACACTCGTTTCTTGGAACAGATGATGAATGGTAAGAAGAAATATCAGCGCCGTCAGTTTGAACGTGATCAGGAAATTTATATGGCAACAAAATTTGTCGGAACGTCTATTACTTCTGATCAGATTATGTTCCGTTGTAACACTCCTGTAGGTGCGGTTGTATCTCCTGATTATACACTTCACTTAACTCCATATTCTAATATGTATCTTGACGTAATGTTCGGTAATTCCTCTGTAAAACAGATTAGAGCAAAAGCAGGTCAGACATATGACATTACTTGTCCTTACACAACTATGGATGATACTGCCGTACTGGTTTATGCAGCTTCCAGAATTCAGTCTATGGGTGATGTATCTACATGTTATATTCATGACAATGACTTCTCTAAAGCTGAAAAGCTGAAAGAACTTATCATTGGTAATACTACAGAAGGATACTCCAACACATTCTTAACCAATCTTGTTATTGGAAACAATAAACTCCTTGAAAAACTCGACATTAGAAATACACCAAATCTTACAACCAGCTTAGACTTCTCTAAGTGTCTGAATCTGAAAGAACTGTATGCTACTGGTTCTGGTTTAACAGGTGTACTGTTTGCGAATGGTGGTAAAATTGCCACTGCTCTTCTGCCAGATACTCTTACATCTATCAAGATGCAGAACCTTATGTATTTGACAGACTTAGAGATTGCAGGTTATGACAAGATCGCAACTATGGTTCTTGAGAACTGTAATGTCGTAGATTGTAAGTCTCTGATTGAGAAATCTAAGAACGTAAACCGTGTAAGAATTACAGGTATCAATTGGACTCTGACAGATACTTCTCTATTAGATAAGATTTACGGTATGAAAGGTATTGATCGTAACGGATATAATACTGATCAGTCTGTACTTGCAGGTGCAGTTCATGTTCCTGTAATGAGAGAAAAGAAACTTGCTGAGTACAAAGCGGCATGGCCTGATCTCGAACTTACATATGATACTTTGGTAGAACAGTTCACTATTTTATTCAAAAATGATGATGGTTCTATTCTTGATACTCAGTACGTAGATAAGGGTGAAACTCCTGTCGATCCTCTGACAAGGGAGGAAAACCCGATTTCAACGCCTAAAAAAGTGTCCTCACAGCAGTATGACTACACTTATTCCGGCTGGGACAAGAACTTTGTGACCGCATTTGCCGATGCTGTTTACACCGCAACCTACACTTCCACTGTAAGAAAATATACTGTGCGCTATATTTCCAAGGGAACTGTCAAGGAAACGATTACCGCTGATTATGGTTCAACCGTATTCTATAGTGGAGATATTCCGACATACACCGCCGAGGAAGGTGCATATAAGTATTATCTCTTTGATAAGTGGGATTCTAGCGGCTATGTGACCGGTGACAAAGATATCAATGCTGTATTCGATTCTTGTGAATATGTACAGGATTACTTTACTGGCAAAGATTTAAGTACCATGCGCCCTGTTGAGATTTATACAATGTGTAAACTCGCTAAAGAACAGGAAGTCGTATCTGAAAAAGACAGTGTCTCATTTACTATGGGAATGGATTATTCTTTTGAAGATATTACCGATCAGACACTCATCGCTCAGGAAACTGTGTTCACTGGATCAAATTATGTAGACACTCAGATTTCCTTATTTGATGAAGATAAGGACTTTGTTGTTGCAGTGGACTATATGTTTGCAAGCGAGAATACAAACAATGCGGTACTGATGCAGTGTTATAAATCTGATGGTTCTCTTGGCTTTAAGCTTTGGAACAATACTCAGCCTCAGTTGACATGGAATACATCCAGTCTTGTCGCATCCAATATTGGAAAGCGAGATATTCTTGTACTTCGTCATATTAAGGGTGAAAAACAGATTCATGTTTATCGTGGTGATTTACCGGCGGATACGATTGCATATTCTACATTGTCAAGTAACAAATCTGCGATTGCCAACAGTACACTCGTATTTGGTTGCTCTAAGGCGGATGATGGCGCTTACGAGAATTATGCAAAAGGCACTATTTACTGGGCAAAAGTATGGAACGCTGATTTAGGTGACACAGCATGTCGTAACCTTGCGGCATGGACTCATGAAGAAATCAATTTGGAAATGTACGCCTTTAAGCGTTACTATCTATCTGACAATTCTGGCAGTCGTGCATCTATGTCCTTCATGGCTTCTCATGTACTTGCTAACCAGATGCAGTTAAATGCTACATCTTCCAACGCAGGTGGTTGGGCTGCAATGAATCTGAATTCTTTCCTGAATGAAAGATTCTATAAGGCCATTCCTGTACAGTGGAGACAGCTTATTAAACAGGTTAAGATTCAGTCTTCTAATGGACAGAAATCTACTGAAACAAGTACCTCTAAGTGCTATATTGCTATTCCGGCTGCTTATGAAGTTGATGGCAGCATGAATTTTGAGCCATATAGTTACGAGGGATCACCTATCCCGTTTATCACTTCCGATGCGACAAGATTGAGAAAAATTGCCGATGACGTAGCTGTATCTTATTGGCTACGTTCACCGAATGTTATGTCCAATACTTATCTATATGGAGTAAATGCGGATGGTTCCTTGAGTGGTTATAAATATGCCAACGGCGAATCATATGTGGCAATCATTTTAAGCATCTAAAAATTACGGGGCGTTCTTCGGAGCGTCCCTTTTCTAGTGGAGGAAAACTATGTTTTACAAAGTAATCAAAAGCAAAAATGTGATTGATGCTCTCTCTTCCATTCAATATGTGAAATTTCAGCTTAAGCATAAAATTCTGTTGCGGTGCGATGAAGAAGACGCACAGGGTATTTTATCGTCTACTGGTGATACTGCATACCATCTTCCATCCTTAAATCCATTCCCAGTAGATTCATTTGCTACTGTGACTTTAGAGGAGATTACGGAGCATGAATATAATCAGCTTAAATCGGCTCACTGTATGTCACCGGAAGAAATTATTGACCGGTATACGATGAGTTTGTTGGAACAGGGGGTTATTGGATGATCGATTTTGTAGAGAGTTTAAAAAGATTATATGGCAACAAAATGCTGAAAAATGAACAGTTAGACCATCTCCTCTCTATTGGCAAAATCTCAAAGGAGGAGTTTGAGTATATCAAAAGAAAGGAGGAGTAAAGTGTATACATTTTTAATTCAGAATGATAATAGTGTAATCGCTACGGAACGACAGAGAATCATGCAGTGTTCCAAACTGGTTGATGTATTACAGATTATTGTGCCTAAGCTGTACAACGGTCTGGAAATGGCTAACTATAGCGCACGTCTTGAGTATCTGACACCAATCAATCACAAGCATAGCTATGTAGAAATGGAAATTGCGGATGCTGACTATAAGACAGATTATTTGCTATATAAAATGCAGATTGATACCAATCTTACTGCCGAAGTTGGTGATGTGCAGTTCATGATGACATTCATTGAAGTGTCTATGACAGTCGATGGAACAGTAGAAACACCGGTTCGTAAAACTGATGTGTTTACAATGCCAATTATCCCGATTGCCGATTGGTTTGTCGTACCTGATTCTGCTTTGTCTGCACTTGATCAGAGAATTGTAGCGAACCAGGAAGCAATTATGGCGATGGCTGATATGCAGTCCAATCTTTCCAATACGAAGCTTGATGACATCAAACTGGATACTGATACCAATATGATTTATGGCACGTCTGGCGGTGTCAAACAAGGCAAAGGTATCAAATTGCAGGACTTAGGTGATGCTATTGCGGATAATACGGCAGATGGTATGGTTTATGTCAATACCTTCGATGACGAGGAGGGTGATGGCTAATGGCTACCAAAACTTCCGCAAACAGAGCAAAATTCTCGCTTGTCAAGTTTAATGACATCGAGCGTCTTATCAACGATGGTAAGCTTGATGTAAATGATATTATCTACACCAAAGATACACACGAAAACATTCTCATTGGTTCTGATTTATCTATTAATCCGGTTCGTTCTAAGATCTATCGTTTCCTCGATGTTACTACAGCGGAAAGTGCACTAAATAGTGCAACAGATTCTTATGAGGGTCAAATTGTCGCCATTCTTACTGACGGAGCTTATACGGCTTACATCGTCAATAAGAATACGGGCGGCTCTTTTTATGTTACCAGACTAAGCGAGGATGCAAAGACTTTAAACTACGATACATTAGGCAACAGGCCGATTGATAATCTTGATGGTACTCTGGATAACCCGATTACTATTTCTGATTTGGCAACCGGCATCTATAAAGTTCGTGGTCAGTATAAGATTTGTTCCAGTGATTTTACAACTTATATTTCTGGCAACGATCATATTTTTCTGGTTAATCACGGAGATACTGAAATCTCTATTCGCAAAATCACAGCCACAGACATGTTCAATTATGTCGTAACTGATGGATCTATCACTTCTCAATCCGCAATTCCAACAAAAGACTGGATTGAAAAACAGGGTTATGCAACCAAGACATATGTAGATGAACAGATTGCAGCACTGGATTTTATCACCAAAGATGAGATCTCAGACTACGTTGCAAATGTCATCAAAACCACACTCGATCCGATGATTGATGCGCGGATTGAAACCAAATTAAATGAAAGCCTCAATGAAGTTGAGGATTCAGATATCAGTAACTTATTCTAATTTTTCAAGGAGGAAAAATATTATGGCAACTACGTTTACTTATGTATCTTTACAGAACCTTCAGCAGTATGACAGTTTACTCAAACCGTATATCGATGGCAAAGTAACTGCTGGTGTTGCAAGTTCTCTTAAGACCGTATCTCTTGATGGTAATACTCTGAAATTCTATACCGTTGCAGAGCCAGTTGGAGCTACTGCCCCGGCATTTACTATCGAACTTCCACAGACGGATCTTACTGGCTTCTTAACAAAATTTGAAGCTGCTACCGCTGGTGACGTTGTTATTGTTGGTGATGATGGCAAGGTTATTAAAGACAGTGGTATTAAGCTTACCGACCTGGCAACTCTCGCAAATGTTGACGAGAAGATTGCGGCTGCAAAGAAACTGATTGACGCTGACATCAAAAAGAACACCGATGCGATTGCTAAACTAAATGGTGACGAGACTACCGATGGTTCCGTTGCAAAGGCTGTAAAGACAGCTCAGGATACCTTACAGGGTAAGATTGACGCAAACAAGAAAGAGGTTGATGGCAAGATTGGTACTCTCACCGATTTAACCACCGATGATAAGACCAGTCTTGTAAAGGCTATCAACGAGAATAAGGCCGCTATTGACGCAGCTAAAGCGGCTGACGAGGTAACTCTTGACACCACTACCACTACTGCCGGTATGCTCAAATCTTACACCGTAAAACAGGGTACTAGAACTGTTGGTGTTATCGACATCCCGAAGGATATGGTTGTAAAGTCCGGTGTCGTTGAAGTCAATCCGAAAGGTCAGGCAGCAGGTACTTACATTGTTCTGACTCTGGCAAACGCTACCGAAGACAAGATTTACATTAATGTTGCGTCTCTGGTAGATATTTACACCGCTGAACAGAAAGCTACCCAGGTACAGCTCACCATTAATCCAACCACCAGAGAAATCAGCGCAGTCATCGTTGCAGGTTCTATCGGTACTGCTGAGTTGGCTGATGGCGCAATCACCACTGTTAAGATTGCTAATGGTGTTGTAACCAAGGCAAAACTGGCTACCGCAGTACAGGCATCTCTTGACAAGGCAGATAGTGCTTTACAGGAAGCTGATGTCGCTGATTTGAGAAAAGATAATGCGGCTATCAAGGCTTCTCTGGCAGAGGGCGGCGCTACCGACACTGCTATTAAGGCAGCTAAACAGGCAGCAGATGATGCTCAGGCCGCTGCTGACGAAGCAAAGGCAGGAGTCTCCGGCTTAAACACCAGAGTAAAAGCACTCGAAAATGTGAAGTATGTCGCTGCTACCGAAGCAGAAATCAAAGCACTGTTCCCGACTGCATAATAAATTGATCTAGTAGGACGAGGACGTTATTGTCCTCTCCTATTTTACTAATTGGAGGAAAACATGGTAAACACATATATCGGCTTGGATGGACTCCAATGGTACGATTCAGAGATTAAGGATTATATATCCAAGCAAATTGAAGATTCAAAGAAACAAATTGTTGTCACCGCCGATTCCTATTTGGAATTTCCGACACTCGGCGATGTTGAATGTATTTACATCGACAAAGGGAAAAACAGAGTGTACAGATGGGACGATGCCAATCTGAAATACTATACAATCGGTAGTGATTACAACGAAATTGAAATTATAGACGGAACAGGCAAATAGAAATGGAGGAACATCATGGATTTATTTAAATTAGAAAACACTTCCGTTTCTGGTAATCCTGTTGTGTTAGAGGATTGTAGTAAAGCACCGTTACAGGGATTGACGGTGTATGGCAAATCCACGCAGGTGACGACGACAGGGGCGCAGTTATTCGTATCGGAAAAATCACAAGAATCACTTTACGGGATGACGCTGACACAAAAAGATGATGGTGGGTGGCACCTGGGAGGAACATGTACAGCTGACAATTCTCGTAATATTAGGTTATTAGAGCCGACTGAATATTTCACCTTGCCATCGGGAGATTATACACTATCTTTTACAGGTGCTATTCCTAATTCTGTCACTCTTAATATTGCTAAAGTAGCAAATGTACACAAACAAAATGAGCAATGGACTCACCTTGGAGGTATAAATAAAAACAAAAGAAACCTTGCCATATCATTAGACGGGACAGAAGAGGCATTGAGTATGTATGTGATTTTTCCGGCCCAAGTAGCACTATCCTTTGACTTTTATGTCATGCTTAACGCCGGAGACACTGCCCTCCCATGGGAACCATACACAGGTGGTAAGCCATCACCGTCACCAGATTATCCGCAGGAGATTCAGAGCGCAAAAAGCGAGGTAGTGGTGCGTGGAAAGAACCTTTTTGGTGGAAGATATTACTATGCAAACTACGCAAACAGTATATTGATAATTAATGGAAATAAGAAGGAGGAAGTTAAGCTGCCGTATGCTCCGGAATATGAAAGCTTTGGAGTTTGCAAGACGATAAAATGCAAGAAAGGAAAAACTTATGTTATCTCCGTGACAAATCCGAACAAAAACGCAACCATAGGTATGGCCGAATATGAAAACATAAAGAATGCGTCCGCATATACCAAAAATGTTGGATTTGCCGATATGTCAAATAAAACCAAACAACTATACACCGCAAAGAGTGATGGAATCCTTGTATGTGGAATTGCGGGTATATGGACTGACGGAAAGACAACATTACATGAATGTACAGAATCAGAGCTTTTGCAAGTAGAAGAAGCATCGGAAGCGACATCTTACGAACCATACCACACCCCACAGACACTTACCCTATCCACACCAAACGGTCTACCGGGCGTTCCGGTCACTTCCGGTGGCAACTATACCGATGAGAATGGTCAACAATGGATTTGCGATGAACTTGACTTTGCGGGTGGGGTATATCGTCAACGGATTTACTCAATTATTGTTGATGGCGTAGATGTGGGCTTTTCACAAGAAGGACCATATTGCAACATAAATTTACGCGAAATGCCAAGTGCGAAGGCTGTTGATGCATCAAATCAAAGAGCTGCGACTAAGAGTACTTTTACTTCAGAGCCGTGGAACTTCAATCAGGAATATGGCTTTTTATACCTTGTAAAGGAAAACTATGCTGAAATCCTCAATGAATCATGTAAGAAGCATAACGGTGAAATAATTTATGCTCTTGCAACCCCCATCGAAACACCTCTAACACAATCCCAAATTGAAACTTATAAATCTTTGCGCACTTATAATGGTACAACTATTATTGAATCGCCAGATAGTGCCGGATTAAGTGCCGTATACGGAAGGAAAATTTTTATGGCAAACACAACTTTAAAAACACGTATTATTTTAAACAACAAAACCACCGATGAGTGGGCGCAAGCCGCCACATTTGTCGGTTTGAAAGGCGAATTTCTTGTGGACTCTTCTACGAGAAAGATCAAGATCGGTGATGGTGCGACTGCTTATCCTGATCTGCCATTCGTCAATTTAACTCCTGAAGAGGTGGATTCTTTAATCAAAGCGGCTTCTCATAGTCACAATAACAAAGATGTACTTGATGCAACTACTGCATCTTTCACCACTGCTCTCTTAGAGAAGTTAAATGGCATCGCTACAGGAGCAAATAAGACTGTAGTAGATAGTGCTCTGAGTTCTACTTCTACTAACCCTGTACAGAACAAGGTAGTTCAGGCAGCATTAGACGGTAAGGTACCAACAACCAGAAAAGTTAATGGTAAAGCATTAAGCGGTGATATTACACTTTCTGCCGGTGATGTAGGTGCGATTGCTACCACTGCAAGAGGTGCTAAGAACGGTGTAGCTTCTCTGGATGAAAATGGTAAAGTACCTGCGGCACAGCTCCCAAGTTATGTCGATGATGTCCTGGAAGGTTATGTAGCAGATGACTTAAGTGCATTCTATAAGGATTCTGGAAAGACAAGTGCATACACACCAGAAACAGGTAAGATTTATGTAGACTTAAATAATAATAAGACTTACCGTTATTCTGGCTCTAAGTATACCGTTATTTCTGAGACTCTTGCATTAGGCGAAACCTCCTCTACTGCTTTTGATGGCGCAAGAGGTAAAAAAGCTTACGATCACTCTCAGTCTGCACATGCACCAAGCAATGCAGAAAGAAACATTATCGTAGGTGTCCAGAAGAATGGCGCTGATGTAACAGTAGATTCTAACCGCAAGGTCAACATCACTGTTCCTACCAAGACTTCTCAGATTACAAACGATAGCGGATTTATCACTTCTGGCGCAACCACTGCAAAGGCAAAACAGTTAGAAACAGCTCGTAAGATTGACGGTGTAAATTTTAATGGCACAACAGATATCACTCATTATGGTACTTGCTCTACTGCCGCAGGTACAGCTGCAAAGACCGTTGCTGTAACAGGTTTCAACTTAGTGACTGGTGCGAGAGTGACTGTTAAGTTCACCGTAACCAATACAGCAGCGTCTCCAACTCTGAATGTTAACGGTACAGGTGCTAAAGCAATCAAATACCGTGGTTCTACTATTAACACTGGTTATCTTGCGGCTAACCGTGTATACGAGTTCGTGTATGATGGTACAGATTACCTGTTCATGGGTGATATCAATACTGATAGTAATACCACTTACTCCGCTGGTAGTGGTTTACAACTTTCCGGTACTCAGTTTAAGCACAAAAATGCTGTGACCGCCGGAACCGCAAAAGGTGATGATAATAAAACATTAAGCTTTGGTGGTACATTTAAAGTTCCGAGTGTGTCTTATGACACAGAAGGTCATATCACTGGCTCAAGTTCTACCACTATGACTATGCCTGCTGCGCCAACCTCTGTAAGTGGAAACGCCGGTTCCGCTACCAAATTAGCAAATGCTAGAAACTTTTCTATCACTGGCGGTGCAACTGCTGCCGCTGTATCATTTAATGGTACTTCCGATGTATCTCTGAATGTTACAAGTCTGAATGCGGCGAAATTAGCACTTGCCGAAGGTGACACTTTAATTCTTGATGGCTCTGTATAAGGCATAATTCTCTATTCTCCGGTGAGGATTACGCCTTGCCGGAGCTTCTTTTTCTTAGAAAGGAGAGACAATTTTGAACGAAAATACTTTAAGCGTGAGATTGAAACACGCTGCAAAAACAGAAGCCGAATGGAAAGCAAGCAATCCCGTTCTGTTAAAAGGCGAGATTGCATATTCTACTGATAAAAGACAGCAGAAAACTGGCGATGGAACTAGCAAATGGACTGAGTTGGCTTATGATAGTGCTGTACCGATTGATCATGAACACGATCTAAATTCCATGATTGATAAGCTTGGAACCACGACCTCTGCCCCAGGTGACAACGATTATTATGTGAGTCATGTCAGTGGTGGAGATGGTTATATTCGCCGTACTACGAGTGGTTTATGGGAATATATCAAAGCAAAAGCAAATTCGTTATATACCAGAATTGAAGATTTTAATCTATTAAAAAATACAGTGACCGATAACACAAAAGTTGTCAATAGAGTTAAAAATGGTATCAATTCTATTATAAACTCTAATGATTCTATTTCCGTCAATCCAAGTATTAACGGTATGGGCTATGCGATTCATCGTGGTGGTTCAGGTTGCGTAAAATTTGATGGATTTGAATTACCAATATACCAAGATTCAATTGAATATCTGTTCGATGGCAAATCTAGTACATATATTCGATTTGAAGCTATTCAAGATTATTGCGATATAAAACAACTTGCGTGGGATTCAACGAAGCAATATAAAAAAGGTGATTTTGTTGTATTGTTAAATAATGGAAATATAAATTCATATTTATTGTTTAAAGCCTTGTCCGATAATACTGGAAAAAATCCATTGGAGAATCCTAGTATTTGGTATGATAATTATAGAAGGTCAACAAACACATATTCAGGTTGCGCCATCTTGCGAAAAATTCTGATTCAAGTAGAAGTTGTATTACCTGAAATAGCAGACTATGAAACTGGATATTCAATTTATTTTAGATCATCTGGACAAACGGTTCGAGACTTACTTGTTGAAGCAGGTGATGTCAATAAAGAGAACTGGCAGACAGAAGGTAGTATTTCTGGTGCATGTGGTTCAGTAGTTACAATTTATCCACATAAAAGTATGAACGGCAAGAAAAGATCCATCAGACTAAGTTTTTATAATCGTAATGATAATACCGAATGGACTGCTATCACCCAGATTGCCATTACAGGTTTAGTCGGAGGACTTGAAGGCACTGTTCTAAATAAAGGTGGCGGAGAATTATATGGAACCGTAAAACCATATCAAAATAATTCTGTTGATTTAGGAACTTCTTCTCAAAAATGGAAAAATGTCTATGCTACCACATTCACAGGTGCATTATCTGGTAATGCTTCTACTGCTACTAAGGCAACTCAGGACTCTGCAGGTCAGCAGATTAATACCACGTATATTAAGGAATTGAGTGCAATCGGAAAGACTATTACCTATACTAAGGGCGATAATAAGACTGGAACGGCTACTATCAGTGGGTTTGTACCAATGGAAGGTACTACGAAAGATAATCCAATGACTGGTGCGATTATTCAAAGTAGTACAGATAATGGCCACACGTATCTTGCGGGGTATACTCCTTCGGGTTCGCGACTTATAAGTTCAAGTTCTAGTGGTACACGCACAACCGAACTTACTCCTAGTAGTTTTACTACTAATTTAGAAACTGGAGATGCCGAAACATCAGGAGCTTTAGATGTTACATTTTATCCTCAAAAGAATAAACAAATGATTTATTTAGGTGGTTCATCAAGTGACTGGATTATACGTGGCGTGGGAACGCCTGTTCAAGACGGTGATGCAGTCAATAAAAACTATATAGATAGCACTTTGGAAAATTGGTCAAATGACTTAGTTGAGGAATTACAAGGGCTTATTCCTGTTTATGGTACTTGGGAAGACACCCCTGTAACGGGAAACATTGTATTTAATGGTAAAGCAACTGTTACAGGGGTAAAAGAACCATCTTCTGACAGTGATGTTGCCACAAAAGGATATGTAGATAGACAAAATTCTATTAAATCCGTAACTCTTACTGCGGCAGGTTGGACAGGTACAACTGCACCGTATACTCAGGCAGTAAAAGTAGACGGAATTACAGAAGATGATAATCCGGTAATGGTAAGTATGTTATCCGCAGGTGCCAGTCCTGATGTGCAAAGAGCTTATAATAAAGCTTTTGGAATTATTTGCTCAGGAACCGGCACAACAGCTGATGGTAGTGTTACATTTTCTGTTTACAGTAAGCCTGCTACCGATATTACAGTTGGACTTAAAGGTGTATAAGGAAGGTGATATTTAATGAGTAATATTTTAAACACAGTAAATAAGCTCTTGACTCCATATAATCATACAAATGGCGATGTATCTCGAATAAAGTACATCGTCATTCATTATGTTGGGGCATTAGGCGGAGCAAAAGCAAATTGTCAGTGGTATGCTGGTGGAAATCGTTCTGCCAGCGCCCATTATTATGTAGATTTTGATGGGTCTATCTGGCAGTCTGTTGAAGATAAAAACATTGCATGGCATTGTGGTGCTAAGAAATATGTACATCCAGAATGTAGGAATGCAAATAGTATTGGCATTGAGCTATGTGTAAGAAATCATGGTAGTCTGGCAGATACATCAAGAGATTGGTACTTTGAAGATAAGACAGTCATGGCTGCTATTGAATTGACCAAAGTTCTTATGGAGAAATATCATATTGCCCCCGATCATGTGATCAGACATTATGATGTGACTGGTAAGATCTGCCCAAATCCATTTGTATACAACTCAGGTAAGTATACATGGGAATATTTTAAGAAAGCAATCTCCTCTCCTACTGTCAAGAAATCAGGTTGGGTAAAGGAAGATGCCGGATGGAAATTCTATCTTGGTGATACCGGCGAGTGCGTAAAGAATGATTGGTACAATGATGGTACTGGTTGGTGTTTCTTTGATGGTGCTGGCATTGCCGTCCATGACAACTGGTATCAGTATAAAAATCATTGGTATTATTTCGGTGCTGACTGCTATGCCCTAAAGAGTTCCTGGCTATCTTATAAGGGCAATGACTACTATTTCGATTCTGATAACATCATGGCAACTTCTTGTTACGTAAAATCCAAAGACCCGAAATCCAAGAACTATTATTGGCTTAATGCTGTAGGTATCTATGAGCCACAATGGGATACAGAGAACCCTGATCTTAGAAAATATAGATTGATAATCTAAAAATTAATATTTTGGAGGGAGGAATGTATGGATGAGCTTTTAAATCAGTTGCTTGGTGCAAATGAACCAGGCGCTATCATAGTATATATTTTAATCGGAATGGTAATCACTTTTGTTATCTCACATTGGGGTAAGGTGATTGCCATTTTGGACTATTTCTATAATTATAGGAAAAACAGGGAAGAATTACTGGAAACAATCGAGGATAGCAAAAAGAGAATCGATCAGTTTGAACAGAATAGAATTCATGACAGAGAGCAGTCATTTGAGATCCAAAAGGCATTGCAGGAAAGTATCAGTAAAATCGCAGATGCTATAGACGCTATGCAGAAAGAAGCACTGGATGAAAAGATTGAACGTATGCGTTGGCAGATACTTGATTTTTCTAATTCTGTCGCTAATGGAAAGAAATGTCATATTGAGCAATATGAGAATGTTATTAAGACTTATGATAAGTATGAGAAAATCTTACAGGATCATGATATGACTAATGGTGTTGTGGAACAGTCTATGGAATTTATTCGAGAAAAATATCAGGAAGTTCTTCACGGAGAAAGGAGAGAATAACTATATAAGAAATTATGTAGGAGGCAAGGAATGATCTGTGTTTGTGAAAATGACAAAGTTCGTATTCCATCGGAATATCTGAAAATGTCTGTAGATGAACTGAAAGAAGCCAAACAGAAATTATATGCTGAGATTCTGGAAGAAAGATCTAAAAATAAGCACATCACAGAAATAAATAAGGACAGAACAGGCGGCTGTCACCAGAAAACCATATGGTTTGAGTAGAAGATGCTGGATTGTCACTCAGCTATTTATTTCTGCGATGCCTATCTTCGGCGGATAATAGAGGAAAATTTTAGGGATACCCAATTAACGGTATCCCTATTTTTTACGATTTTTTGATATTAGACTATATACTCTCTACAAAGGCTTTTTGACGCTCTAATTCGAGCTGTAAGGTCTTCAAAGCTACAGGGTCAGTTTCTTTATCAACCAACTTTTCTAAGCGGCTAATTCTTTCCTGTAGTACGTTATTATCTAAGCTATATAAGCCTTTCTCCATTATAACTTCTCCTCTTCTCATTTGATTGAATCGTAACCTAACTGCATTGTGATCAGTGCGTCCTGGTCAAATACTTCGTCAGGTTTTAGAATGTAACTCTCGATTACAAATCTTATTTTTTCGTTGATATCCTTGTTCTGAAATAAAACCATGCTTTTTTCTTTAAAATCTTTCATATTTGTACCGATCTCTACTAGCTGATCCATAGGAAGCCCAGCCTGCTTTTGAGCCATTCCTACCGCACAAGATAATTCCTTGTAGTTGATCAGTTTAGCCGGTGTTTCAAATATAGTTGTTTTAATTTGTACTGACTGCAATGTTAATTCATAGACCATCTCACTTCACCCTTATCTATTCTAACATGGATTTGTAATCATGGCAATTATCATTATAGCGACTATACATAACTGGGGCTATATACGGCGGTACAACCCTATCACTTTCCCAAGAATATCAACATGATCGACTATGATCGGATCCATGCTATCATTCTCAGGCTGTAAACGATAATATCCATTTTCTTTATAAAAACGCTTTACTGTGGCAGAGTCATCCACTAAAGCTACTGCTATCTCACCATTCTCTACAGTGGGTTGCTGATTAACCAAAAGAATATCGTCTGGAAGGATACCTGCATTGATCATACTTTCACCTTTTACACGGAGCGCATAGCAATGTTCCAAGCCATGTAAGACGCTGGCAGAAAATGGTATATATTCTTCTATATTTTGGACAGCCAGGATAGGTATACCTGCTGCCACAGTACCGATCAAAGGAACTTGGATTATTCCCTGATGTGACTCTTTCGAATCTATAACTTCTATTCCTCTTGAGACGGATGGATCACGGTGTATAAGACCAGCTTTAATTAGATCATCTAAATATCCTTTTACAGTAGATGGAGATTTTAATCCTACTGCAGCACCAATTTCACGTATTGAGGGTGGATAACTTCTATCTCGTTTACTCTTTATATAATTTAATATTTCTTGTGCCTTTGCCTTTCTTACATCTGTTTTTAACATAATATAAGTCCTCTTTCCAAAGAACGTTTGTTCTGCTTTTATTTTATCACAAACGTTTGTTCTGGTCAAGATATAAAAGAAATGCCCGAAATATTTTATCCCGGACATGTTCTTTTTTATGATTTTGTGGATAAATAAACACACAATATATAATTATGTCCTTATTTATAGCAAGTATAATTTATCCCTATTATTAGGTGTGAAATCTAAAAATTTTTGTTGACCCCATCAATTATATTTTTGACCCCATCGGCTATTTTTTTGACCCCATTTTGACCCCATCGAGTCGCCAAACTGTGCCAAAATATGCCAATAAATGCCATAAATAAATTTTATGAATGATTACTGAAATAATCGAAAACCCTAGTAATTAAGCCACTTCCTACTCCCCATCATCCAGCAGATACGGTGTCATCTGATATACATAGAAGTTCAGCCAGTTTGTATACAATGTATTGGAGCAAATCCGCACAAACACTAGGTTTCTTGTATATATTTGACCCCATTTTTAGTGTCTGACCCCACGCTTGACCCCACGTTTTAGCCACAAAATCATACTATATTTTTACTTACTTTATTGCCACTTTCCATGTTACCCCTTATTATTTTAAACGGGTATGATTCTTCTGAATTTAAGACATTATCATTAAATTCGTCTAATAAATCCATCTGTGATACTTTGAATGATTCCAGTACATGAGTATACAAATTCATGGTCATTGACAGGTCTGAATGCCCTAAGAATTTTTGCACTGTTTTAGGTTTTATCCCAGCCTCAAAACATCTTGTGGCAAACGTATGTCTGAATGTATGACCCGAAAATGGTTCCATGTAATCTAATGGGAATCTAGTAAGATTAATCTCGTTTACAATTCTTTTAATGGAATCCACGTAAGTTTGTACATTGAGTGGCATATTATATTTCGTTGTAAATAATAGATCTGCAAATTGAGGGGCTACTTCTTTACAAGTTGTTTCTTCGACTACTTTCTTTTGCAAGATTTGTTTTTTTAATGCAATCTCACATTGCTTATTAATTGGTATATCTCGTATGCTCGATTTTGTTTTTGGTGGGCCAAAATGGAATTCTTTTTTTGTATCGCCAAGTTCTTCAAATTTGTAATACGTTAACGTTCGAGTAACATGAATGGTTTTTTTAATAAAATCTATATCACTTTCTCTTAATGAAAAAAGTTCACCTGGACGTAATCCAGTATTTACTTGAACTGTATAAGCATTATCATAAAACGTCCCTGCACAGCATGTAAAGAATGCTTTTTGTTCTTCTACTGTTAATACTTTTGGGTCACTTTTTTCATCTCTTATTAACTTTATGCCTTTTGCTGGATTCTCTTTTGCGTAATGGTTCAATATGGCTTTATCATACATATCATTTAATATCGCTTTAACTTTATCACAGATTTCAAAACTGGAATTTTGATCCTTTAACCCCCTTAAAAGACGGCGGACATCAATCTGCTGTATATCCGTTAACTTTTTTGATCCAATTGCATCTTTTATTTTAGATTCGTAAATTTGCCGATAATACGTTCTTGTGGATACTCTGATAGGCGCACATTTATATTCGTCCATCCACATCTTATACCATTCATTCACTGTTAGATCTTTTTTGATGGAGATTTCCAATATATCCTCTGCTTGTAAATTCTTAAGTCTTGTTTTTAACTCTCTTAAAGAAGCTGAATATATTGATTTTCTATTACCAAATCTATCTACGTACCTCCCTTCATATCTACCATCATTTCTTTGTTTTATTCCTGTTCCTAACTCTTTTCCTGTTAGATCTTTTCCCATCTTTTTTCTCCTTATACTCAAAAGAAGGGATAAAGTTATACTTGCATATCAACAATATAACACTTATCCCTTCTTTAATCAAATTAAATATAATATTGATTATTTAGCCATGCTTCAAAAGCTTTTCTTTTTATCAAAGTCTTATTTCCGACTTTTAAAATAAACGATATGCAGCTTTTATCTTTTGTAAGTTCACGTATTTTTTTAGTTCCAATATTGGAATATTGTGCAGCTTCTTCTATGGTTAAATTCAATTTATTTTGTAATTCGACTTCGTTCATTTACTTCACCTTCAAATATATCTCAGCATAGTACACACCTCTCTGTAAAGCTTCCTGATGTGTTGCTACTGCCATATCTACTTTGTTACCTTTAATAGCACCACCAGTATCTTCAGCAATGTATTCTACTCCGTTGATCATAACCGTACTTCCTAAAGGAATGATACGTGGGTCTACGCTTAAAGAACCAGGATGTACTTTTGTACCAAGCTTGGTTAAACCTGTTCCTGTACCACAAATATGTTTATGTGGTTCAATACAATAGTGAGAAACTTTAAACCTTCCTAATGGAATATATTCAGTTTCTGTATCGGACAAATATTCGGATTTTATGTAAGCGTAACCCGCCTCTGTTGTGATCTTGGACCAACCATCTACATCTTCTACTACTTGAAATTCTGTGTTTAGCAGAGTCTTTCCTAAAATAGTAGAGTCTGTGTTCGGTTCCTCTCGAATATTGACGTTGGCAGATGTTGCGTATTTATAAGTGTAGTTTTCCTCGATTAGTGTATTAAGTTCTTCTGCCTGCCCGAAGACAGGCGTACATAATGATAGGGATATCGCAAGCATCCCTGTGGTAAGTAATTTAACCATTTTTATAACTTCCTTTCGTATGTGTATTAACCAGACTGGCTGTTATATATAAACGCTCGTCAGCGCAATTGCTATAAAACCTCTTACAGCCTTATAGCAAGTCGGATATCTAAAAGGAGCTGAATGGAATCGAACCACCGACTGTTCATCGAACACGGATACCATATCCTATCTCTCACTCCACCATCCGACATATTTATATTCTCAGATTTATTTTATTTTTATCCTCTGAGTGCAGCTTCATGAATATCAGTGGTTGAACCGAAACCACCGTTACGAACTTCGGTTACATTGTCTGTCGTTGTCAAACCATACGGCATAAAGATACCCTGAGAAAATCCCTGTCCCTGTGGAACACTGTATGTTTTATTGATGCAGGAATCGTTAGCAAATTTAATCATGATGTGACCTTCATTATCAGAATAGTAATAATCACTATCTATAATCCCAACCCCATTAGTTAGCTTGATGCCGTATTTAAATCCATGACCAGATCTCGGATAAAGTGCTAAATACCAACCATTTTTAATCTGACAACGAATTCCGGTAGGGATCTTTAATGTTTCACCTGGCTCAATGGTAAAATCAAATGGTGCAAAGAAATCATGACCTGCACTGCCAGCGGTTGCTCTGATAGGAAGTTTGATGTGGCTGTACATTTCTTCGATTTCTTCATCGAAATACTTATGCCCAAAAGTATCAACCATATCTTTCTTGAACTGCTCTAAACTAACCTTTTTAAATTCTGCTACTCTCATGTTCTCCATTTATCATTCCTCCATATATAAAATTTTTCTGTTATCTAATTCGGTGACAACCTCATTGAAATTCCTAATAACTTCTTCTCTTACGAGGTCTCTGCAGGTATTAGGTGTATAGTAGAATGTCGTATATGTAATTCCTGTATTGGCATCAAGTACATCCCATTCAATAGGAAACTCATCGTCTACGAGATCAATTTTGATAGTTAGTGTAATGCTATCCTTATATAATCTTTCTCTAAAACGAAAAATATTCTTCAATGAATAGGATGGTTTGAAGCCAGCTTTGATAAGCATGTCAGGAGTTACATTTTTGTGTAATCTCAGTTCCATTTACTTATTCTCCAAAATATTTTTATTTAGATACGCAATGTACTTATCCCATTTACCGATAGAATGAATATATTCTTTACCTTTTAATCCTTTTAGCTTCATATCCGCACGAAGCTGCTCCCAAGTGAGCTTTTTAGTGACTAATGATTTTAAAAATGAATTGGTGCTATGTGTTAGCTCTATAAAGCGTTCACGAGGTAATTTAGCCACTATTTCTTTGTAGACAACTAAATCTTCGTCTGGGATAATATAAGTGCTGCGACATAAGTTTTTCGCACTATAAGGACTAATGCCAGCGCCACTTGTTCTAGGTTTTAATAATGGGATAATTTTGTCAGAATCGACAAACTTGAATTCGAATGTTACTTCTGCATCAGTTTTCCTGATATTGAAAATCATGCTTGGATCAATCTCATTGATTGCTTTGATAATGTTGTTTCCACGACCAATAGACGGGATATATGCTTGTAGCACATTTCTTCCTTGATAAAAAATCTGAATGTTATTCTGGCAAGCAATATACAGGTCTATATCTTCATATGTTCCATTCAGTTTTCGTGGAAAGTCATTTTTGCTTAGGTCAATAGGAGCCAGAATTCTGTAGACTCCTTTAAATTTATCTATTAGAAAACTCGTAATCTCACTCCTTAATATTCTTCATAATATGTTTCGTGTTTCACCGTTGATTTATTCTTTTCTGCATTCTTTACTTTCTGCAAGGCTGTTTTCCTGTCCTGAAATACAATTTTATCTAAATCAGTATAATGTAGGAGGTAAGCGTGACGATCACGCTTATCACTCCCTACAAAATAATCATCTTCCACAGTACGGATAATTAGTTCACAGACTTCAAAAATTCCTGTCTGTGGAATTGCTCTTGCATAGTAAAGGATGTCTTTTTTATGAACATCTTCTTTAGTCACAATATAAGACCACCTTTTGTTGTTTTAATGTTTCTGGAATATTGATAACACGCTGATTTTTGCTACCTCGCCACTTCGTTGTTACATCTCTCTGTGCATCTACATATGGTCCATCTACAAGAACATCTACCATTTTTACAATGTCAATACGCTTTTCTTCCTCTTCTGTTGGAATTGTATTGATAAGCAATGGTTGTAAAATCTGTTCCAATGTATAACCGGTATATAGCCAGATTGTTTTTGTAGGATATGAAAGACGGATTTGATTCAGAAGAGATAGAACATCAGTAAGATTGTATTTATATAGTGGATCGCCACCTGTTAAAGTAATTCCAGAAATATAATCTTTAGAAAGCTCATTGAAAATTTCTTGTTTTGCTTCATTATCGAATGGGATGCCACTGTTATGATCCCAAGTTTCTTTATTAAAGCACTTCGCACATTCATGTGAACAGCCTGTAAACCAAATAGTACATCGAATACCAATACCGTTGCATACGTCTTCATGTTCAATTTTCAGATAATTCATGATACCTCCTTGTCATAAGCCGCTACATTTTCATCGCATGTAAAACCATATTTTTCTTCTGCTTCTTTTCGAATTTTGACTGCCTCATCAAAATCCTTAAAATCTCCAAGATGAATAGTTTTGTAATTTACAGTGATATAAGCTGTCCATAAATTCTTTTGTTTATTAAAACTAACTCCTGTTTTACCTGATGAATTTGTTTTGCTTAAACCTCTATTATGGGAATTTTCTTGATTTGATTTTAGAATGATATTACATTTTCGATTATCGTCTGTATCACGAGAAAGGTGATCAGGAATTTTATCTGAACTATATTCTCCAAATTTTATTTTTGCAATAACCTGATGGATTGGTAAAATACTTTTATCAAAATCGTCATCGTCTTTTACGTTTGTAAGCCAATATCCCTTTTCGATACTGCCACGTTTTTTTGATTTTCTCCAATACCATCTTTTTACGATATCATAATCTTCGGAATCAATAAGGCATTTATTATTGTTATCATCGAACAATGTAGTCGTATTATCATCATTGACTTCTATTTTGTTTACTTTTGTTGAATATTTTTTATTTCTTTTTGCAATTTGTTCACTGGCATAGCATCCACAAGATTGTGTACGTCCAGATCTCAATTGATATCCTGTGACACTTGATAACTTTGGATTACCACAATCACATTTACAAAGCCAATGAACACCTTTTTTACCTAAATCATAAAGCAATTTGTCTCTTTCTAAATCTCTTCCTAAAACTGTCAATCTCCCAAATTTTTGGTCTGTTAAATCTTCTACAACGTTAGGATTATTAAACTTTATACAGCCACATGATTTAATATGACCACTTTTAATAGAGTTCAACTGATTTGAAATATTGGATTTCCCACAACTACATTGTGTAAATACATAAACTCGATTATATGATTTATTAAAATATGAATCTTTAGTTTTATCATAATCAATTCCTGTTATAGTTAGATTGTGATACGTTTTTCCAATTTCTGACTTAGCTTTTGCTATTGCTTTTTGATAATATGTTTCTGTTCTTTTCTTTTTAGTTTCTTCTGATATTGTTGTCATGTAAAACACCTCAATAAATAAGTAGTAGAGGAAATAAATCCTCTCCACTTATTTATTCTCCTATTTTAGAATTCCTGATGCTTTACACGCATTTCAACTTCTTGCTGCTTACCTTTATTAAAAGCAGTTTTATAGTCACCTGTTAGATAACCTGTTACTCTACGAAGTCTGCGAATTTCAGTGGACCCACAAATAGGGCATTTTTCTCCAATATCATCTGTGTAACCACACTTAGTACACATATCATTGGGAATGTTGATTGCAAAATAAGGAACATCTTTGTCCATTGCATAATTTACAATAGTTTCAAGAGCATCAATATTATTCTTTACACTTCCACCAAGTTCGATATATGTAATACAGCCTGCACTGCTATATCCTGTAAGCTGTGATTCAATATCAATTTTCTGCATTGGTGTCATTTTTGTCCAAACAGGTACATGAATACTATTTGTGAAGAAATCCTTGTCTGAAACATTTTTGATTACACCATATTTTTCTTTAAATTTCTGCATAGATGTGTAGCACATGTTTTCACTTGGACTAAAATACACCCCAAAATTTAGCTTATATTCTTCTTTAAACTCTTTACATCTATCGAAAAATAATTTTTCAATACGCTTTGCAAGTTTCATACCTTCTTCTGTTGTATGATCACAGCCAATAAGAATTTGAAGAGTTTCTGCTAATCCAATTTGGCCAATGCCTAACGTGCCATGCTTTAATGCAGACCTAATACCTTCTTTTGGAATATATCCTTCCATTACACCATTTTCATACATAAATTTTGCGGAATCAGGAGATTGAGAACAAATCCATTCAAATCTTTCAAGTAACATATCTTTTGCTTCATGGATTTTTGTATCAAGCAATGATAAGAAGTCATCTGTCAGCCTTTCTTCATAGTCTAAATCATCTGTGTGTACATTCATTGGCAGATTATCTTTAGCTTCCATCGCTAATGTTGGTATAACAATTGTAACAGGACAAATATTACCTCTTCCATCTTTTAACTGACCAAAACCATTAATATCCCACCCGTTTGCCGTTCTGCAGCCCATGGTCGAAAAATATGTTTTTGGATCATTTTTATCATATCCTGCATTGCCAGACCAATCTACATTAGCGTAATTAGGATACAATCTCTGAGCAGTAGACTGAAGTGCTAATCTATATAAATCATAGTTGGGATCGCCAGGTGTTCTATTTACGCCTTTCATGCATTGAAAAATTCCACATGGGAAAATAGAAGTCTTATGAAGCTTCCCGATACCCTTGATGGAAACATCAAGAAGAGCTTTAATAACCATTCGTCCTTCTGGTAAAGTGCATGTTCCGTAGTTAACTGACGTAAAAGGAAGCTGATTTCCTGATCTACTTTGAAGTGTATTTAAGTTATGATATAAACCTTCTACTGCCTGATATACCTCTTTTTCTGTCATGTCAATAGCATACTGGTATGCGTCCGAATCTAAAAGATAATATTCCCCATCGGTAATAGATGGATTGTCACGCTTAATATCTTTTTCATTTGTTTCAAGCCATTCATTACTCATGTGTCTGATATATTTCATTCCGACTAAATAATGTTTTCCAAAACTCTTTCTTACATAAGGAACCATTGTCCAATCAATATGCGTAGCAGAGACTCCACCAAACTGCTGTAAACTCTGCAGCTGAAAGATAACTGCTACAAGTTGAAATGCTGTATTAACAGACTGAGCTGGCCTTACGTCAGTCTGCCTGGTATTAAATCCATTAGCAAGCAATTTATCAAATGGAACACTGAGACAATTATGAGAACCTACTGCATAAGAATTAAGATCGTGAATATAAATTTCGTTATTAAGATGATTATTTTTTGCCATTTCTGACATACAATTATCAAGAGCATATTTCTTTAAAACTGCATCACTAGCTTCTCCTACTCTGCCACCAAATGACTTTTCATCAACATTAGCGTTTTGATTCTGAACATTTGTTGCCATTAATTTTTCAGTAATATCCTTCATTAACTGAGTTTTACTTTCTCGAATTCTTGAACGATCATTACGATAAAGAATAAAAGCTTTTGCTACGTCTTTACGTTTGCTTGCCATTAACTTGTCTTCTACAATATCCTGAATTTTTTCTACTGGAATTGGTTCATTTTCTAATCCATTAATATATGAAGCAATATCACTTGCTTTATTCTTTGCTTCTTGAGTTACTTCCTTATCAACCTCTTTAAAAGCAGCTAAAACTGCATTCTTGACTTTTTCTCTATTGAATTCAACAGAGCGTCCATCTCTTTTAATAACCTGCATCTCTCATCCTCCTATTTTCTACATGCATCTACGATTGTTCGCCAATCTTCGATAAAAAATTTATAATTATTATCTTCATTACAGAAATTCGTTAAATCACTCCAACTTTGGTGATAACTTGGAACTGCCGTACATCGATAACATTTATCCTTCTTTTGACACTTTTCCGCTAAACACATGGTAATATCAGCCATATATACCACCTCACATATCCTTAATTAGCACTTTAAGTTTTTCCAAATGCTTATATTTTTCTGACGAATACTTCGTATGATCCTTTGCAATCATCTTGGTCTGTTTTTCACAGATTAGTTCAATAAGTAATCTCTTATCATTCTTTGTCATCTCAATAAACACCCACTTCCTGTTTCTCTAATATTCAAACATCTATGAGAACTTGGAGTATCACCACATCCAAATATTCTACCGATGTTCTCAATAATATATTCTCTATTATTAAACTTTACAGTGATGAGTCCATTTTCTTTGAGTAATTCCTTTGCAAGCATTTCTGAATTGGTAATCAAAACTTAATATCACCACCAATCAGCTTAAGATATACGTCTGTCCAGTTATATAATCTTTCTCCATACCAGTCTTTGTTCCACTCGTATAAATCCCCAAAACAGAATTTATACTGAGCATTTGATGTTTTAAGATTGTTAGCATTATCATCAATAAAGATACCACCATACATATCTACACATGATTTATCACTATGTTTATCTAAATCTACACCAATGAATTTAATATCAGGGAATTGTGCTTTGATCCAAGCTTCTTTGAGAAGTAAATTAGGTGAATACCCATGAGATACAACTGTTACATCATAGACTTTACAGAGAATTGAGATAACTTCTTTTGCCCACGGCATAAAGTTTAGCCTGTCAAAAAATCGCTGCTGATTAAAATAGCAGTCAATATAATCTGGTGTAGCACATTTACACTCTTTAAAGCACCATGTCTCCACCCTCCACCAAGGGACATACTGAAAATCAGGATACGCTGCGAAATCTTCATTATATAAAGAAATGATTCCTTCAATAGTATTTGCAATTACACCATCAAAATCTAAAAATAATTTCTTTCTTATCATACATGATCCTCCAGATATTCATTAATATAGTTTAATGTCTGGTCAAGATCGTCATTGTAGTTGTTGTAACAGATTCTATCTGCTACAGTTTCAAAGCCTTTAAAATCATCATTATCAGTCTTTACTCTACGCTCTGCTTCATTATCATCATCTCCACGATCTTTTAATCTTTTCCTGATGGTAGAATTATTAGCATAGATATAAAGCAACCGATGTGGTACAGAATAATTCTCAATGATATCTCTATATCCAGCCGGTGTTACAATAAGTAAATCCTTTGGACCAGCATTTGTCACATCTTCTGCTGCTACACCATAATGACATCTGCCAAATTCTGCATCATATACTTTATATTCTGCGAAAAATCCTTCTTCAATCTTTTTCTCGAACTCTTCTTCGGAAATAAAGTGATAGTCAACCCCATCTACTTCCTTATTTCTAATAGGTCTTGTAGTGTATGTAACGATTTTCTTATATCCGAACTTCTTACAAAGTTCAGATACAATTCTCGTTTTTCCACTACAAGTCTTACCTGCAATAAAAATCATATGTTATTCCTCCACATTTCCATGTCTTTATAGAATTTATCCAGAACAACAGAATCAGATGTATTGATAGAAACGATACATTTTTTATTAAATCCTGCTGAAATCACACCTAATAATGATTTTGCATCGACAATATAGTGATCGAATCTATAGTCGATATTCTCTGCATATTCATTGCACTGAGCAACAAATAAACCTGCATCCTGAACATTATTTAATTGGATAGTCATCTCCATTTATATATTCTCCTTTCTTAGTGAATCATTGCCATTAGTTCTTCTTCTGTGATAATCGGAATTCCAAGTGACTTTGCTTTCTTATTCTTCGAACTACTAGAATTAATATCATTATTTACGAGGTATGAAGTCTTGGCGCTCACAGTATCAGATACCTTACCACCATATGCCAAGATCTCCGCTTTAGCAGCGTCTCGATTGGTATAGTGATTTAAACTACCAGTAATGACAAATGTCCTACCTTCCAACTTTTTAGAGTCTACGGCATTCATAGCTTCTTTTAGTGGAGATACTGGCAGTTCAAAGATAAACTCTGTAGAAAGACCCATTACATCATCCATATGCTTCTTGAAATAAGTATTCATAGAGTCAATAAGAGAATCTCCTACACCTGGCAGATGTCTGAAATAATCTGCTCCTTTTATAGTCATTACATGAATGAATGTTCCGTAATCACCATCTACTGTTTCTGCAATTGCAGCACTTGCTGTCTTACCTAAAAGTGGAATTGAAAGCGAATACAAGAAACGAGCTAGAGTTGTATTACGGCTTACATTAATAGAATCAAGGAGTTTATCTACAGATTTTTTGCCAAAACCATCAAGAGTTTTCATTACTTTTTCATGGGAATGTAGATGATAAATATCTTTAATAGAAGTGAGCCAACCAAGAGAAATGAATTTTTCGATTGTTGACTCTGACAGGCCATCAATATTTAATGCATTGCGGCTTACTGCGTGAGTAAGTTTTCCAAGGAGTTTACCTTTACAATCTGGATTAGTACAAAAAAGCTGTTTGGAGTCATTTTCTTTTATAATCTGAGTCTTACCACCACAGATAGGGCAAGTATCAGGAATGGAGATAAATGATACATCAGAATTATTATCTGAATGTTCTCCCCATGTCACCTGCGGTATAATTTGGTTTTTCTTGCATACGCCAATTTCCTGACCTTTGAATGGTTTATGTAAAAGATCAGCCATAATAGAAATGTTATGCAATGAAGCCCTTTCAACAATTGTCTGTTCTAGTTCCACGGGTTCAAAGACCGCAACAGGAGTTAAAACGCCAGTCTTACCCATTCCCCATTCAATATCTTTTAATGTGGTTGTAACTTCCTCATCATAAAATTTAAATGCTAAGGAATGTCTCGGATGATGTCCTGTCATACCAAGAGATTTACCATATTCTACATCATTGTATGTAATAACGAGACCATCGATAGGATATGATTTTTCTTCTGCGACAGCTTTTAATTCATCAATGATCTTATTAATGTCATCTTTATCACTGTTATAAAGAATGTATGGAACAACTTCAAAACCTTGCTCTTTTGCATAATTAAATCCATCAGTAAATCTTGTAAATCCATATGGCACTTTCCATGCAACAAATCTTATATGACGTTCTTTTGCAATCTTACTATCCAGCTGACGTACCGATCCAGAAGCAAGATTTCTTGGATTCTTATACTTATCGTCCTCTGCTAATTTACTATTGATCTTTTCAAAATCTTCTTTGGTGATAATTGCTTCGCCTTCGATTTCAAACTTATGCGTATTTGAAACCTTTAGCGGTAAATTATCAAAGACTTTAGCATTATGAGTGATCAATTCACCAATCTCACCATTGCCACGAGTTTCACCCTGAATTAATCTGCCATTCTCAAAAGTACATAGTGTTGTTAATCCGTCTAACTTTAAAGAAATAATACAATCTCTTCCATCAGAAAACTTAACTAGATCATCTGTTGCTTTGGTTTTGTCCAAAGATAACATTGGATGTGAGTGTGTTATCTTTTCCAGTTTTGACTTTACTTCATACCCCACAGTCTGAGTAGGCGAATTACCATAAATAATATTTGTTTCATGTTCTAACTGCTCTAGCTCATCATACAGATTGTCGTATTCATAATCACTCATTGGACTATTTGAGTTATTATAATACTGATTACGAGCATCATTTAGAACTGTAATAAGCTCTTTAATTCTCTGTACTTTGTCCATTTTCGCTCCTTTCTTTCTTATCTAATTGTTCTAACAGATTACTGCCAAAACAAATAACTCCGTCTATAAAACTTGCATATTCCTTATTCTCTACTTCATACGCCCAATCTAACGAGTCTCTGATAGTATTAAATAAGGCGTTGAAAACATCATTTCTTTCCATGGTTTTATTCTCCTTTTTCAATAAAAATATTTGATTTCAAGATACAGAATGGACGAACACCGCGGCTGCTAAAGTAGTTGCAGTCGATGATATAGCCAGAAGGAGAAACAACGGCAATTGAGTAGTCACAATCACGCTCTCTGGTGCTCCATGGGGTGCATGTCCACCCCCAATCATTCAAACTCTTATTGACAAGCAGGTCATTAAATTCCCTTGCTTCATCAAAGGTAATGGGCCTTACCTTGCATACACAGTCTTCATATTTATGCTGCATATCTACCGATATCAAGCTTACTGTATGCTCAATCAGATTTTCTGCGCCCACAGCCTTTTCAATAATGGGCTGGATAT